CAGATTTTCGTCACGATTGCAATGTGCGAACGTGCGACGAATAACAGTCGAAACTACGCTCGCGTGTTGACTGGAAACCAGAGCTTTCATCATTTATCCTTTGGTTGAGTTGACTGATGTACATATTATATCGGCAGTCTATCGGGAAATCAATAGTAGAAGCCACGAAAACCCCATAATTATTTTATTATTTTTCTTTTGCAATTGGCATGGTATTAGCCTTCAAATTGACGTAACTCTATAGCCTGTATAGACTTATGATGAAAGTTGCGGCGATTTTTTGCCATAACTCTATATGCCATAAGGGTTTATGTCGATTCGCCACAGCAAAAAGCGTGCCACAAAAATAAAAAAAATAAATAAAAAAATCGGGAAGTTTTTACGCTTCCCGACTTGACAATCCGCACGTTATACGTCGGCGTCTTCCACAACTGCGAATGGCGTGCAGACTTCAATGATTGCCACAACTGCACCAACCCGCAAACTACGTTGAGCCATTTCCCGCAAATCGCGGTCGATGCGTGCATTGTTTTCAACGTCATCTGCGATTGCAATCCACTTGTTAACTTCTACTTGCGTCATTGTCGTTGTCCTGAGTGAGTGAGTGAGTGAGACATTGGCATAGTATACAGGTGGGTCAACATAGTCAACCCACTTGATTCTAGATTCTAGAAGAATTTTTTTGTATTCGCTCGTGTTCGATAATCGGCAGCAAGGCGTTCGATATAGCTACGGTCTTTGCTCGTATGAACTTTGTTGCCATCGACTACACCATTCACCAATACTCGCAAAACATGATACTGGGCATCCGTACCTGCGAGACGGGTTGTGATTTCTACTGTCGTCATTTTCTTAATCCTAAGTGAGTGAACCAGATACGATACATTTTAGCGATTGCTCGCCGATAGTCAACCCTATTGGGCCGAAACATTCAGAATTTTCGAGAAAATAATCGTGCGGAAAGCTTGTCGCTTTTCGTGTGATTTCTTCAGAACGTCGAATTGTCCATCGACCTTGACCAAAACGCGGTCAGAACCAACGTTTTCCACCGTACCGACAACCGTCTTGACGGTATCGTCTGAACCAGTGTATTCGATTGCGACCGCAGCACCAACATTCAGATTCGTCATTTTCTTGCTTTCGTTTGTGTTTCGTTGTCTGATGGAATCAGTATACAGATAGTATCGGCGTTTGTCAACTCAGAACGTGAAGTAAACAAACATTTTTTTACCAAAATTCGTGAATTCGTGTACTCGGCATCCACCATAAGCGGCTACGTATGCGAACCAGTATCCACAGCATACCGTTTTCCCGTTCGCGAGTTCCACAAAGTACAGTGAGCAAGACATCGTTTATTCCTTAGTTCGTGTTTCCTATGTACATAGTATATCGGCATTCCATACGTGTGTCAACAGTACATTCCACGAATATGGCAAAATAAATAATAATTGTGTATGGCATGGTATGTGCTATACGTGTGTAGCCATAAGTCGTTATGCTGTATAGACTTACGACGAAACGCACCCGCGACCCTGTCGCTGTAACCCTATATGCCATAAGCACTTACGTCACATAGGATACAGCATACAGCGTGCCAATCACCACCAAATTTGTCCATTCGGACCTTTATCCGAGAATATAATTACAATGGTAATGACCACAATGGCCACAACAGATACACAAACAATCGTTCCCATCAACGCTTACCTATTCTTGAGGCGTACCATGATTGCCTTAACTTCAGGCATATTCATGATTTGATTGAAATAAGCCCAACAGAACGCATCCCACAACCTACGCGACACAACACCAGCACAGAACAGTTGATACATATGCTGGTGCATTTGTTGCGTAATCATACGTCACCCCACAATCAGACTTGTAATCTTGGACACCAACAATCGACGGAATTCAGGCTTGACGGTCAGCGGTTCTTCATCCAGCTTGACCAGAATCGACCGTTCATCGAAGTCATCAATCGTTCCATCATATCGCTTGACTTCAGCCGTTGGGTTTTTCTTGTATTCCACTCGCACCACTTGGTTGAATCGCAGTCCCTTGGTCGTAATCATCGCAGTCATCTTTCGTTTGTGTTTGTTGTTTGATGTACTAATAGTATCGACATTCGGTCGGGTTGTCAACACCCAATTAGAAGAATTTTTTGACATTCGCACGAGAGCGATAGTCGGCAGCGAGTCGCTCAATATAACTTCTGTCCTTACTTGTATGTACCTTGTTACCATCAAGGACACCATTAACAAGGACGCGGAGAACATGGTATTCAGCATCGGTGCCAGCGAGACGGGTTGTGATTTGAACTTCTGTCATTTTGTATCTTTCTTTCTGAGTTCGTTGTTTGTTATGCTACCATTATATCGACATTCAAGACGCATGTCCATAGTAGAAGCACAAGAAAAAAGAAAAAATAAAAAGATTTTGTTTGGCATGGCATTTGCATAGATGTGTCACCGTAAGTACTTACTATATATAGACTTACGTCAAAACGCCCGCAGATGGGATGGTTATAATTTAGGTAGGGGTGGGGGACTAGGCAGGTGGGTGTATTATTAGATTTGCTTAAGGTTCCCCATCCGGGTACTCAGTTTGCGGGGGTGGTATAAAAAACATGGCCAACTTCTACCATTTATGTCACACCTCATCATTCCTGATTGCCCCGCTCGCATCAACACCGATATCATGTTGGAATTCTTCCTCGTGGTCATAGCAAAAGCAACTACCCATAATAGTATTTAGTTCGCATCGACTGCACTTGTTTGCTGTTCTTGTTCGGCTACGCACGTCACATACAATACATAAGAATTTATCAAATAAACCTAATGTATCACTCTGAATCTTGCCGCACTTCTTGCATACTGAAAAAGACATCGGCAACTCCTAATCTGTTGTCATTCTAAGTGCCCCATATCGTACATATCAGCTTGTCCTTTACACCTGACACATTCCTGTTCATCTGGCTCTATATTACGTTGGCATACAAGACACCAACGATACACCTTCGGCGGCTCACGTTTTGTAAACGGATTTACATTTGGTGGCTCTGTTATCGTTATTTCCGTCATTCAATGAACCCGATATCAAATAAAAAGTCCTCTTCAATACATACTGGACATGTGGCAGCAGCAAATATTTCATGTCTAGCACAGATTCCGGGCAACCACATTCTTTTCGTGACAAAATTAATCTTTACTGGTGTTTTCTTTGGTATGCTTACCGGCGTCTTCGAGAACCTTAGAGCATCTATTAACATCGACCCAGTCGTCGATTGTTCCAAGGTCGTATCGTTCGGCTGTGATTCGTTCTTCATCTTCTTTATTCCTACATGTTTGGCAGATGGATTCCCACTTAAATATATTATGTCCGCATATCAGACATGGGTGTATGTACTGGCTAGACAATATTCCACCGCACTTTCAGTACATCACCACACTTGGTGCATTTCATGGTGTTATGCGTAAAGCCCGATGCGATACCAACCAAGACATGCTTACACTGATATGCTTCGTATGTTCCAAGGTCATAGTCCATATGTAAAAAACAGTCGGCACACAACCCCGTTTGGATTTGTATACCGACTGAATCTCGCCCGCACCTAGTACAACGCATGTTTTTCTTTGCCATTACTGTTTGACGTTACCAGAAAACTGGTTAAATTCATAGAAGTTACAAGTTGGAGGAAAATTATGCTTATAGTCCATCGTCAAGAAGATGTGCCACCTATCAGGATATTTAGGATTCACATCAGACCCACATCCGTCGGTAAGTACGAATACCGCACTTGGATACTGTCGTTGTGTAAGACAATATTCTTCTAACTGATGAAATGACGTTCCGCCACCCATAGGTAGAGTATCCGCCGATATATCAATTGGAATAATATCAGTGTCGAAAGCAAACGGAGTAATATCGAATTTGTCTGAAGGAATAGTCTTAGCTGCCGCGAAGAATACCTGCGAGTCACCGTGGCAACTTCCACTTACGTCCATAAAGAACGTCATATCAATACGTTCAGTCGGTTTCTCATCAATAGGACCAACACTAGGAATAACTACCTTGGGCATCGCCCTTTGGATAGTTGTGAACCTACGGTCAAGTACTTTCCACTGAGTCTTTCTCTTTTCGCGGAATTTCTTAATGGTCCAATTCCTAATAACATCTTCCCACTTACGCTTAGGTTTTGGTTTTAGTGTAGCCTTAACCCACTCGAAGCTAGAACCATCGCCAGCCTTAAGGTTTTCAGCAAGTACCTTGTTCTCACCATCTGACATCTTCTCGATAAGCTCTTTGATTTCTTCAGGTAGGTCATCTGGCATCATACTATGGTCATCAAGAGGACCAACGCCATTGGCAATGGTAATAGTGATGATTTCCGCATCTTCCATTATCTTCTGGTAGTAGTACTCAAACTCGCGGTCGGCCTCTACACCCTTTCTCTTATCTCCCTTAAATACCGTGTCCATGAGACACATTTTCTTCAGGAGGTCAGGAGAAGGCGTAAATCCGAACGAGTCGATAAGCATTTCATTGATAGTAATGTCTGCGGCGATATTACCAATCTGCGGATATAGACCTTTAAGTCTCCTACCGTGATTAAGAATAACATGTAGACACTCGTGAGCTACAATGAAACACGTATCATTCATATCCAGCTTCTCTAGGAATTCAGGATTAAACATGAACTGTACGCAGGCACCAGCCTTATTGAAGGCAACTGCTGCTGTGTCAATCTTATCGGTCATGACCGGCCTACCCAACTGCCACATCATAGAGAAAATACTATGGTGGCAATTGAGTTGGTTGGAAATTTCAAGAAAGCTGTCATCTGCGTCCATTATTACGAACCTTTCTTTGGGGTCCAAAGGTGCTGTTCCAACTCGGACTTAATCAACTTATTGATTTCGACCTTGTTGTACTCAATATTAAAGTCTTCGTTCAGTGTTTTTAGTGCGTGATTTAGAGGACCAAGAAGTTCTTTCTTGTACCTTTGAATCGTGTCGATATGCGAGTGGCGGATTAGACCACATACAATCTTCTTCACATGCTGTGCGTCCTTAGCGGACAAGTTATGTGGAGTATCCTGTAGTTTTGCAATCAACTCCGCACGTAGAGTAGTCCCGTTACTTTTCGAGTCGAATGCTTTCCATGCGTCAGACGAAACCGTATTAGCTAGGAATGTAGTATACGCATCGTTAGCGTTCTTGATAGCCTTAAACTCGATTGGGTCAGTTCCAACCTTAGTTGACTTCAACGAAGGTAGATTATCATAGATTGCAGCTTGGATAGCCTTATCTTTCGATGTCTTAAGGAAAGTCTGAATCGTATCACCAATCTTCTTGTTCGTGTGGAACTGGTCAAGAATTGACTTGAAGATAGGCTTAGAATCCTTATTCTCCGTAAGAACCTTGATAATCTTTTCATGTGGAATTAGGCTTAGGATTGTACTACGGTACTTATCAGCATCCTTGTTCTTCAAGACCCAATCTTCCACTTCGGCGTAAACGTTGTCGTTTTTTAGCATACGCTCAACTTCAGCCAAGTTGCCCGCGTCGATTAGACGAACAATTTTTTCTCTTGCCAATCCATCTGACAAAAGCTTAATAAGCTTAGTCACGTTGGTCTTGGAGTTAAGAACGTCGTGCAAGTCACCGCCTAGAGACTGAATCTCTAGTGCGTAGTCCAACCTACGTGGCGAAACCAATTTCTGTAGGTCTTTAGGAATAGTATTCCACCATTCGATTGCAGCTTTAGCCTTTTCTTCACCGTACTTGTCGTAGAAGAATTTCTTATCTGGCTTGAAGTCGATAGAAGTATGGATGTGGAACCTATCCTTCTGAGCAGGGTCCAATCGTTCAACGTCGTATGTACGAGCGTCATCTTCAGGGTTAACTGCTGCCCAAATGAAGCGTAGGTTATTGAACTTCTTACCGTTGATACTCTTGAACTGAATAATTTCCATAACAGCGTTACGGACTTTTTCAGGGGCACGGTTAAGTTCGTCCATGAAGATTGCTTCTACGGTATCCGTAGCGAAAGCAAGAGGACGTAGCAAATCTAGGTAAGTTACCTTTTGCATAACGCCTTCGCTGTCTGCAATGTCCTCGGTTCGTTCGCGAGGAACACCAATAAGGTCAACGAATGGGTCCATAGTACCAGCGGAGAAGTATAGGTACTTCAAACCGTGTCTTTTGAATCCACTCTCAACAATTGCTGTCTTACCGACACCATAGTCGCCAGTAACGAGTACGTTTAGGTTGTTCTCAATCCAAAAATCCAACTTTTTATCCGAAATCATCAGATTCCCCTTTAACTTTGTGTTCAATGAAGTGTACTACATACTGTAGGTGTGTCAACGTGACGGCACCCATTCTACCAGACTTTTTTCGGGAAGTCAAGCATGAAATCAGAGATTTTGGTTCGCGCAACGGCTGAATTGGCGCAACAGGTTGCCAATGAAGACCTTACAGCAAAAAATTTAGATATGGAGAAAATCATCAATGAAACTGCCACCAACAGTAACAGAGGAACAGTTCATGGAAGCGTTCCAGCGGGTAGTGGAGAGGCTAAAAAGGAAGTACCGCTACAAAATCTATGATGGTGATGATTTAGCTCAAGAGGCATTATTCATAGCCATAGATGATAATCCTAAACGTCTTGGTGCCATTTGGAAGTATGATACATCTAAAGGTCCATTATATAATTTCCTATCAGTAGCTATAGGAAATAGGATTAAGAACTTTATTCGAGATAAGAGATATAAGGAAATAGATGCGGTTAGCATCTTCAATGTAGAGGAAGAGACAATCAAGGTTGGTAACATGAAAACGTCATATGACGAATTCTGGAAGATTATTGATGAAAACCTCGGTGCTGAGTTCCGAAGTGACTACTTGAAAATGAGACAGGGAATTACCATTACTAAGATTCGCAAAACAAAATTAATGGACGAACTTAGGAGAATAGTCAATGAGTTCCTATAAGACCGGACGTTGGTCCGAAGAAGAAGTTAAATTAGTTAAGCAGCTTACAGAAGAAGGTCTTTCTTATGAGGCTATGGAGTCTCGGCTAAATAGACCCGCTAATACCATTCAAAAGATGGTTGAGCAGAAGCTTATGATGAACCTAACGGAAGATGCACAGCTAGTCCGTCAGGCCGAAAACGATATTAAAAATAGCGCTGAGTGGAGAGAACTATCCCGGCAGCTATCAGAAGATGAACAAGAGATGTTCCTTCACCACTGGCGCGAACTTATCGCTCAGTTTAAGAATGATGTTACGCATACGGAACGTTTGCAGATTATGGATGTTATTCGTAACGAAATTCTATTAGGTAGGGTTCTATACCGCATCAACATATCAAATCAAGACATTCAAGACTACCGTGATGAATATATGAAAGAACGTAAACTGGCGATTGAGCTTCAAGACCCAAATAAGCTAGTAGACCTTCAAAGAAAGATTGCCGACTGTCAAATAGCTATCGGCGCTTTTAATAGAGAGTACAAAGACCTTTCCGAAAGAAAAAATGCTACCCTAAAGGACATTAAGGGTACTCGTGAACAGAGAATTAAGAGAATCGAAGAAAGTAAGGAAACTATCACTGGTTGGATAACCGCATTAATGGCGGCTCCAGAACTAAGAGAGAAGTTAGGTAAGTGGACGGAAAAGTTTCGTTTGGCACAAGAAGTTGAGTATCATAGACTATCAGAGTATCATACATATGATGACGGTCAACTTGAACAGCCAATACTAAACGCAGACAATATAAAGGAAGATAATCTATGAAAACTTGTTGTAAATGTAAAAACATAAAAGATTCATCAGAGTTTTATAAACGTTCTGGTAGAAAATGTGGTTTAATGAGCAAGCTAAATGTTTTCATTATTCTAATTTACAGCCGTTGTGGTCAGAGGATAATTTAAGGAAGGGAGATTCTACATGAGTCAAAAAACAGCATTGGTTACAGGTTGTCTTGGTCAAGACGCATCATATCTAGCAGAACTACTAATAGAAAAGGACTATAAGGTAATCGGTGTCCGACGCCGAAGCTCTAATCCTAACTATGAAAACGTAGCTGCTATTACTGGTCATCCAAACTTTACGGTCGTGACCGGCGATATTACTGACTACCATTGTGTTAGTACGTTGGTATTGGAGCATAAGCCAGATGAAATATACAACCTAGCAGCACAATCATTCGTTAAGGACAGTTTCACTCAGCCCGCACACACATTCGAGTCGAATACTATAGGAGTACTTAACTTCCTAGAAGTATTACGCAAGGAAAATGTAGACGCGTCTTTCTATCAAGCAAGTACGAGTGAGATGTTCGGCAAGAACTACGACGAACATACATATACAGAAATCAATCCAGACCATCCCGACAACAAACTTACGCCACTCGATAAGTATAAGCCGGGAGAAAAGTATCACGTTCGTAAAAGTAATGGTAACTTTGCGGATATGATTCACTTATCATCAGATGGAATTAACTTTGCTGCTCAACCATTCTGGTACAAGACAGAGAAGTATCAAGACGAGAATACAGCTTTCTGTCCACAGTCCCCGTATGGAATCGCTAAACTCGCCGCACACCATTTAGTTCGTCTTTATCGTGAAGCGTATGGTATCAAGGCAGCTTGTGGAATTCTCTTCAACCACGAGTCACCAAGACGCGGTAAGGAATTCGTTACTAGGAAGATTACTGATTATGTTGGAAAACTTGGGAAGTTTCTTGCAGATAACGAATCAATAATAACCGGCGATGACTATAGTAAAAAACTTAGGTTAGTTCGTACACATAAAAACTATCCTAAACTGGCTTTAGGAAACCTAGATGCTGTACGTGATTGGGGTCATGCTAAGGATTACGTGCGGGCACAGTGGATGATACTAGACCAGAAGAAGTTCCAAGACTTCGTAATCTGCACTGGTGAATCACACACCGTTAGAGAATTCCTAGAGATAGCGTTCAGTCACATAGGATTAGACTACAAGGATTACGTCGTAGTAGACCCAAAATTCTACAGACCAGCCGAAGTAGACTATCTTAGGGGTGACTCGTCGAAAGCCCGTAGAGTATTAGGATGGACTCCATCTATTTCTTTTGCCGAACTTGTTAAGGACATGGTAGAATCAGATATTAGGAGATACGCCGATGATAGTTCAGAAACCGTGGGGTGAGTACGAAGATATTGTACGTTCGGAAAAGTACGTTGTCAAGACACTCACGGTAAATCCCGGCGAGTCAACGTCGCTCCAAACTCACAAGTTACGTAACGAGTTTTGGTATATTGTATCAGGATGTGCTGACGTACAGTTGGGGAAAGTAATTTCCAAGATGAAAGCTGGTCAGACCGTACATATATATAGTAAGGACAAACACCGTGTCATTAATAATGGTGACGTGCCTGTCGTGATACTTGAGATGCAGTACGGAGAATCATGTGACGAACATGACATAGAGAGGCTAGAGGATACTTATGGCAGAGGATAGGCGTTCTGATGAGTACTGGAAGTGGCGTGCAAGTGTAGTAAAGAGAGATGGACATAAGTGTCAATACCCCGGATGTCGTAGACGCACTAAGCTAGAAGTACACCATATAGTACCTTGGGCATCTAGCGCCAGTTTAAGATATGTGGTGGGGAACGGTATATGTCTGTGCATTCCTCATCATAATTCAATTAAGAATAAAGAATCCGCGTATGCGGAGATGTTCCGAACAATTATAGCACAGCAAAAATTAAAGAAGAAGAAGCCGGTGAAAAAATGAGTGACGTTGTAATTATTCAGGATACTAGGGAACAAAAACCGTGGGACTTCACGTTCTATGGATTTGACCAACGTGTCGAAACATTGAAAACTGGTGACTACTCTATTATGGGTCTTGAACATATCGTGCGTATAGAAAGGAAGCGCAGTAGTTCCGAGGTCGCAATGAATCTAGGATTAAAATGCAAACCTTTCTTTGCCGAAATGACTAGGATGCTTGCTTTCCCACACCGTTATATAATATGTGAATTTCCATACAGTCACATTATAGAATTTCCAAAGAATTCTGGTATTCCATCATATCTAATGAAAAAGGTTCGTATGAATGGCGGATTCTTAGGATTACAGTTAGAGCGTATAAAAGTGGACTACGGAATGGAAATTATTTTTGCCAACTCGCCTTCTGAGGCAGAAGAAGTGGCAGTAGAAATATTTAATAGGGTTATAGATGAAATTAATCAAATCAAAGGATGAAATCAGAAGGATGATAGATGATGCCCCACTAGGCATCTATTTTCCAGATGATAGTAAACTGTTCAATCCGCTTGATGAAATGCCAGATTTCATAGACCAGTCACCTGAACTGTTCTATACGTGGATGCTTAGTCGCCCTGAGTACTTCTGGCTTACATGCAAAGTTCTACTTGGTGTTGACATTCATGTTATGCAGGGAGTTATTCTCCAGAACTTATGGAGTCATAAATTCCCGATGTTGGTTGGTAGCCGTGGTATGGGTAAATCATTTATTCTTGCCGTATATGCGCTATTACGTATTATACTACTACGTAACCGTAAAGTCATCATCTGCGGTAGCGGTTTCCGTCAGTCTAAGATTATCTTTGGATATATGGAAACAATTCGTTCAAACTCATCTATCCTACGTAATATTATTGGCGAAGACGATATACGTCACGAAAACGACGGTCATAAGATGTCGTGCGGTGATTCTTTTGCTCTAGCAATTCCTATCGGTACTGGTGATAAGATTAGAGGTCTACGTGCCAATGATGTTATTGCCGACGAATTCGCGTCCGTACCAGTAGATATCTTTGAAACGGTTATTCAGGGTTTCGCGGCTGTAGCTTCATCTCCAACAGAACAGGCAGCTAGAATAGCAAAGAAAAAGATGTCTAAGATTGTTGGTTTCGCATTCGATGAGGACCAAGAGTCTCACGTAGGAAACCAGATTATTGTTTCTGGTACAGCTTTCTATTCGTTTAATCACTTCGCTGCTTATCACGAGAAATACAAGAAATTCATTAAGTCTCGCGGCGACCAAGCTAAGATTACTGAAATGGTTGGTGATGACTGGAAGAATTTCGATTATAGGGATTTCTGTATTATCCGCGTTCCGGTAGACATGCTTCCAGAAGGTTTCATGGATGCTTCGCAGGTAGCTAGAGCTAGGGCCACCGTTAATAATGGTATTTATCAGATGGAATATGGCGCAGTCTTCAGTTCCGACTCTAATGGATTCTTCAAGAGAACTCTTATCGAAGCGTGTGTTGTTAAGCCAGACAAAGATATCGTTCAGCCAAATAACAACGTGATAATATCTAGAGAAGCTATGTTCGAGGCAAAGCTTAGTGGAGATAGGGATAAGGTTTATGTTATGGGTATCGACCCAGCTATGTCTATGGATAATTTTAGTATAGTTATACTTGAAATTCATAAGTCTCATCGTAAGATTGTGTACTGTTGGACTACTAATAAAGATGACCATAGAAATAAACTTAAGTTGGGATTATCTATAGAGAATAACTACTACGCTTACTGCGCTAGAAAAATTCGTAGTTTAATGGCGAGATTCAATCTTGTTAATATAGCAATCGACATCGAAGGTGGTGGTCGCTCAATTCTAGAGTCTCTAAATGACCACAATCTAATTCGTCCCGGCGAACTGCCACTCTACCCAATTATCAACTATGAGAAACCACAAGATACAGATGGTATGACAGGCTCTCATATTATTGATGTTGTGCAGTTCACAAGAGAAGACTGGACCACAAAGGCAAACCACGGTCTTAAGAAAGATATGGAGGATAAGGTTATACTGTTCCCATACTTTGATGCTATTTCTTTTGCCGAAGCTGAATTTAAGGATTTTACTTCAGATAACGAAGATACGATTGAAAAATGTATCGAAGAAATCGAGGAACTTAAAAATGAACTATCTACTATCACTGTTACTATTACTCCTATCACAAACCGCGAACGTTGGGATACGCCTGAAATCAAACTACCAAATTCCAAAAAGGGACGACAGAGAAAAGATAGATACTCTGCTTTACTAATGGCTAATATGACATCCAGAACTATAGAAAGGACCATACAGTATGATATACAAACTGTCGTTGGTGGTTTCGCTGCTTATACTAAGAAGGCTCCTGACGAAAATAGCTGGGAAATGTATAAAGGTCCAGCCGATGTTTGCGCGAAGTTCAACGCATTGTACGCTGACTAAGTGTAATACTCTTTGAGAGATTCAATACAATTAGTAATCCGATTACAATGGAATAACAAATGGCCGCAAAAGACGTGGTTGACGGTAAGTCAGTAAGTAAGGCTTTGGCCTCATTATACGACAGTGTTTCTTCATACGAATGTACTAGAGCGGACGTTATTGGTGATAGTATGAATTACGCACCAAGTCCCGGTGGTAACTACCAACTTGGTAGAGAGTCATTTAGCATAGATAGCAATACTAGCGTTAAGAGTAATTACTCTAGGGACGACTACGAATACTTTAATGGTAACGAGTCTAATCCACGCAACACTTGGAATAAAATTCTACTATCTATGCGAGCATATGATAGAGTAGGTATTATTCGTAATGTTATCGACCTAATGGCTGATTTTACATGCAAGGGAATTTCTATTGTTCATCCGAATGTGGCAGAACAAAAATTCTACAATGAATGGTGGAACTACATTGACGGGCCAATGATTGCAGAGCGATTCTCAAATTATCTATATAGAATGGGGAACGTTCCAGTCTCTACCTCCTACGGTATGGTGCCAGTTAAAATCGAACGTAAGTGGACCAATTCTAACGCTCAAGTTCCATATGTTCTATCGCCTAATGAAATTAAAGATATTCCAATTACAGATATTAAGTATGAGAAGCGCAGGATTCCACTTAAGTACACGTTTATAAATCCACTGATGCTTCAGGTTATTGCGCCAGACCTAGCTGTATTCACAGGTAAACTTACTTTTGGTTTGCTTATCAATACGTCTTTGCGCGCATCACTAGCTCGCTTGAAGTTCATGTTCCCATCAGCTACATATAAGGAAATGGTAGATTTAATCCCAACTCCTATTCTAGCTGCTATCGAGGACGGTAAGAGACTTATTCCTATCGACAACGAAAATCTATCTATGTACTACTATAGAAAAGATGACTGGAAAATATGGGCTGAGCCTATGATTGGCGCTATTCTAGAAGACCTAGTTATGCTTGAGAAAATGAAATTAGCTGATATTTCAGCTCTTAATGGTGCTATCTCTAATGTTCGACTATGGAATCTAGGTAAGATGGATGGTGAGAATCCAGCGGTATGGCAAATCCCCACTAGAAATATGATAGCTAAAGTTAGAAGTATTCTAGCTAATAACGTAGCTGGTGGTACTATCGACTTAGTATGGGGACCAGATATTAAGTTTACTGAGTCTAATACTCAGGTACATAAATTTCTTGGTAACACTAAGTACGAGCCAGTTCTATCAAATATTTATGACGGTCTTGGCGTTCCATTCGGAAATAACGCAATGTCCAAAGGCATGACAAATAACTTTATTTCTATGCAGACGTTCGTAGAAAGACTAGAGTATGGTCGCCGCGTTCTTACTGACTTTTTTACAACAGAAATTAAGAAGGTTCAGTTGGCTATGGGCTACTCTAAGCCAGCATCTATCGTATTTGACCAAGTTAATCTTGGTGACGATACAATGTACAAGCAATTACTACTTGGTCTTGTTGACCGTGACCTTCTATCAGCGGAGTCTGTATTGGAGAACTTTGGATACCGCGACGACATCGAAAAGATTAAAATCAAGAGAGATAATAAGAAGCGCGATGCCGGAAAGCTTGCTCCAAAAGCTGGTCCATTCCATAATCCACAACTTGACCCTGAACAGGACATGAAGAAGATTATTCTACAGAAGGGTGGAGTTGCTCCATCAGAAGTGGGCATTAACCTTGACCCCAAGAAGCCGGGAGAAAAGAGTCCTAACGAACAGCAGCATGAAATGCAGATGCAAATGTCTAAGCAGCAAGGTCAAATGCAAATGGACGCAGCTAAGCAAGCTTCTAAGTTTAAGCCTGTAGGTTCGGCTGGTAGACCTGATAAAGCTAAAGATTCTCAAAAAAGAAAAACTAAGCGCCCACCAGTACAAACAAAAGCTTCAAACTTCACCAATATGTTTATATGGGGATATGCAGCACAGAAGAAAATCTCAGATATTGTTACTCCAGTTTTACTTGCCACAGCTTATAATAAGCCTAATGTCCGCTCACTATCGACGGATGAGTTCAACGAGTTAGAGGGTGTTAAATTCAAAATATTCTCGAACCTTGCCCCATTCACTGAAGTGAACGAAGATGTTATTAGAAGTATAGCTGACAAATCTAAAGAAACTGGTATTACAGAAAATGTTGATATCGTTGCAGCAACAAAGCTTTTAGTGAATATGTTTATAGAACAAAATTCACGAGAGCCTAACGTAGATGAGATGCGACAGATTCAATCTTCAGGGTTTGCTCTTGCGTATGAACCAGATGATAACTCGGCAGATTTAGATAATTTGGACTCTGTTACACCGTCCGAACTCGAACTTTCTTTGCCCGTATAACAAATTTATCATTTTTTTCAATCAATTTGTGTATACTAATGTGAGAGGCTAAACTTATGACGATTCAAGTATATCAAGCAGAACAAGTTGCTGGTATAGCAGATATGGTAGCAAAAGGTTCAATTAGTTTCGCGTCCAGTATTTCGGACGGAACAACGAAACTTAATAAAGATGAACTTAATGTTAAATTTCATCTAGCTAAATCAGAGGCTAATCCAAATCAACTAGACTTGTATTACAAGCATAGTGTATTGGCATCTGTAGGTTGGAACAAGAACGATGACGTTTTTGATAAGCTACATACTTGGAAAGCTAGGAATAGTGTTGCAGATAAGCAACTTAATCTTGGTCATAATGAAATGGATATTATTGGTCACATGACTGATAGTTATGTTCTTGATGCTCAGGGGAATGTTATTCCTGATGACACTCCAGAAGATAAAATTCCAGATAAGTTCGATGTTATATCAGAGTTTGTCCTATATAAATTATGGGCTAACGAAGATAGAATAGAAAACGTTAAGAATATAATTGCTGATATTGAGGCCGGTAAAGGCTACGTTTCTATGGAATGTAGATTCCCAGCATTCGATTACGCAATCATAGATAAAGATGGTAATCACAAGACCGTCGCTCGAACCGCTGAGACAGCATTCTTATCTCAACACCTAAGAGCATTTGGTGGTACTGGTGAATATCAGGGCTATAAAGTCGGTAGGCTACTAAAAGACTTCTTCTTCACTGGTCAGGGCGTTGTTGCTAATCCAGCAAACGAAAGAAGTATTATTTTCGATATTGGTAGTAAGCCATTTACGAGCAAGGGTTCAATTCAAATAAGGGACAATACAATGGATGAAAAACAAATTCAGGCTCTAGTTGCAGAACTAGCTGCTGCAAAGGCAAAGTTGGCTGAACAAGAAGCTGCTAAGGCATCTGAACTAGCTGAACTTGCTAAGACAGCAACAAGAACTGCCAACGAACTAGCTGCTGCTAAGACAGCACTAGAAGGCGAACTTACTACCGTCAAGGCCGCAGTCACTTCCAAAGAAACAGCTATCGCTGGTCTTACTGAAGAACTTAAGACTGCTGCTGAAAAGGTTAAGATTGCTGAAGCAGAAGTCGCTGCAATGAAGGCGGAATCAAAGAAGACAGCAAGAGCATCTAAGCTAATCGAAGCTGGTGTAGAAGCAGATAAGGTTGAAGCTACTTTGACCAAGTGGGCATCTCTATCAGACGAACAGTTTGCAGACATTGTCGCAATGTTTCCTCCTAAGAAGAAGGACGACAAGAAAGACGATGGTGATAAGGATGACGCTAAGGCTCAGACGAAAGTTGAAGCTGACTTGGCTAAGGCAGAAGTAGAAACTCCAAAGGTTGGTAACGGTGGTGGCAGTGATGCTCCTTCTCGTGGTCAGTCAATGGCATCGTTCCTAGCTGCTGGACTTCCATACAGTGCTAGTGCATCTGCCCGTATCGCAAAAGAAAACAAGTAATTTTAACCGAAACATATTAGGAGATTTTTATAATGGCTCTAAAACCAGAAAGATACTTCGTAGCAGACGATATCAGCTTCTTCTGCACCACAGTTAGTGAACGAGGCGGTGTTCTATCGCTAGTCACAGGTGGTTCAGGTCAGGCTATGGACCAAGGTGTCGCAGTCGCAGGCTACGTTACCAACCAGTCAGGTGCAGTACCACTAGGTATTCTAATGCAAGATGTTGTTAACAAGGACTTGACTCAGATACACATCAACTTCTACAAGGACGAAGTCCAAGTAGGTTCAAAGGTTGATATGTGGACTCAGGGTTACGTCAACACTAACATGATTCAGTCAGGTCATACTCCAGCCGCTGGAGGTACTGCGTACCTAGCACCATCTGGATTTATTCAGACAACGCAGTATACAGCAGTCGCTAACCCAGTTGTTGGTGTCTTCCTATCGTCTAAGGACGCTGATGGATACTGTAAGGTTCGCTTCAAGTTCTAATCTGAAAAAGATATAACAGAAAGTATATAGGGAGAAAAATAATGGATTACCGTAAAAGTTTGTTCAATGCTCCAGAGGAAGTGTTGGCTCTACTAAGAGCAACCGCCGCTGACAATACCGCAGAACGAGAAGCTGCACAATATGAGTTCGCTAAAGCACTAGAGCTACCTCTACGTCAGGGCGTTCTATACGGAGATGTTGTTCGCAACATTTACGAGCCAATCAAGTACGCTCCCGGCACGACCATCGAGTGGCCACTAGACCTTCTAGCTCCGGGTACAGAAGGTGAATTCGTCGCTTACACCAGTCCCGGTATTGGTAAAATCGGCGAACGTAGAGTAGAAGGCGATTACGTCATGGTTCCAACCTACGAAATTGCTAACAGCATTCAGTGGGCACTAAGATTCGCATACGAAGCTAACTGGAACGTAGTTGCTCGCGCTCTACAGATTCTTGAAGCTGGTTTCGTTAAGAAGATTAACGATGACGGATGGCACACTCTATTGACCGCAGCAGTTGACCGTAACATCCTAGTCTTCGACGCAGATGCTTCCGCAGGTCAGTTCACTAAGAGACTTGTTTCTCTTATGAAGACTGTTATGGTTCGTAACGCAGGTGGTAACACCACATCCATCAAGCAAGGTAAGCTAACGGATTTGTTCACATCTCCAGAAGCTATCGAAGACATCCGTAACTGGGGTCTTGACCAAGTTGATGAATTGACCCGTAGAGAAATCTACCTTGCAACTGACGACGCAGACGCTCTAACAAGAGTATTCGGTGTCAACCTTCACCCATTGCGTGAATTCGGTCAGCAGCAAGAATACCAGCTATTCTTCACCAACACTCTAGGTGGTAGCCTACAAGCTTCCGACTATGAACTTGTTGTCGGTGTTGATATGGTAAACCGTGACTCATTCATTATGCCTTACAAGAGAGAAGTTCAGACGTGGCCAGACCTTAACCTACACCGTAGGGGTGAAGAAGGCTACTATGGACGTGGTGAATTCGGTTTCGCAGTCCTAGATAACCGTAGAGTAGTCGCTGGCTCGTTCTAACGACATGTCTGCATGAGATACAAAAGAAGCGGGTTACGAAAGTTTCCCGCTTTTTTTATTGTAGGTGTATCTACTATAGAGAGTCTACTTACTACAGTGAAGGTACATGATGACGTGGCAAACCGATATTATACTAGAAATCAGAGCCTTAATAGGCGACTTAGACCCATCCAATCAAACGTATACCGATTCTAGGCTTACGAGTATTGCTGTCATTGCCGCCAATCAAGTCTTAAATGACGTAGATTTTTATAGCAAGGCAGATAACTCAAGTACTGGATATAAGGTAGACGTTAACGCTCAGACTATATCTCCAGACCCAACAACGCTTAATCCGCCAGATATTTACTTCGTTAATCTAGTATCACTTAAAGGTGCTGCGCTCGTATTAACTGGCGAACTAAGAAAATACGCGCTTAGTAATGTTATTGTTATGGACGGTCCATCACAAATGAATATGGCCGGTATATTCCAGAGTATGAAATCAACATTATCATTCTTGCATACGGAATACAATAGGTCTAAAGCTCTATATCTATGTGGTAATAACGGTCAGGCCGTTACAACACCTACAACAGTCAACAACGTGTTCCCAATACAGGATTTCTAATATGGACGTAATTATTCAAATCAAGAGTGGCTCTGGAGTTCTTAATACTGGTGTTACAACCGGAGTTCTACCCGGAGGTCAACATAATAGTAGAGTTCAGGGTATTAATCAGCAAGTTCCATATAGCGGTGAAGTCCGTCTTGATGGAACAACTATTACCGACGACGGTTTATATGCTCAAAAGTATAAAGACCCACAAGCAACAAAGGTTAAATTCTACTAATGTTTGAAGTACCACAGACCGTATTCGATACGTATAATGCAGCGGTAAGTGCCATGATTGATAGTAATTTTGGCATCGAGTGTACTATTCTGTACCCACCAATTAAGACAAATTGCACCAACTGTTTCGTTGATAATATGACTGGTAGGTCCACTGGTATATATAATGGTACTGGACCAATTCCATTTAACGGCATGTTTTGTCCATACTGTAATGGTGCTGGTGGAGTAAGTACTACCGAACAGGATATTATCAAACTAAGGTGTTATTTTACACCAAAAAGCTGGATTAAGATTCATACTGATATTACTGTCCCAGACGGTTCAATTCAAACTATTGGTCATATTGAAGATGTTCTAAAGGTTAGGCGAGCAAACTATCTACTGGTTAATACATTAGTAGATGATTATGGGCAGTACAAATATAGACTTAATGGCGAAGTTCAATTCCACGGTTTCCAACGTAATAAATTCTTTATTGCTATGTGGGCTAGAGAAAGATGACATTAGTACTTGGTGGATTAAGAATCACTACACCGATGCCTAAAATTCAGGAGATGGTGAACGCGGAAGCTATTCGTGTTCTTAACTCTAGAGTTCCGAGGGTCGTTAGTGATATTGAAGCTGGTATAGCTCATGGACTAAAACATGTCTTAGTAAACAATGATGAGTATGAATCATTAACAACTGGCGGTGACTTAGCTCAACATTTCGGCCTTGAAAAATCGCAAGCGATTACAAAGCTTGATAACATAATAGATACGATTATAGGAAGTATACAGGTTAAGTTTAAGCGATTTCAAAATAGGACTGGTACTATTCAAGGCGGTATTACAGTATCAGCTATTAAAGATGACTTCATTGATATTATTTCTATTCCAGCAGGACAGGTGGTCACAGACAAGGGACAGTCGCTTCCTTGGCTTGAGTGGCTGTTAATAGAGGGTGATAGAATTATTATTACGGACTTTGAAATACAAATGGGTCCGTCGCCATATTCGCGTGCTGGTGACGCCATCATGATTCCAAAGAAGGCTGGCGTGTGGAGAGTTCCACCACAGTTTTCTGGTACACAAACTAACAACTGGATTACTAGAGCGGTGGACGATGCCTCTACATTCCTAGAGAGCTTGTTCATAAGCTCATTTAGGCACAACTTAATGAAGGCGCTTCCATAATGGCTGATTACCTAACCCTTAATGGGTTCACAAATATAACAGATTTAGACCTTCAAAATGCTATACAGCAATCCATAATATCATTTTTTGATTGGGGCTTCCTAAATATGGGAGGCTTTACTAATATTAAAATTAACCAAAACGATATTCGTGGTAGTTCTAGGTCAACGCTTCAGTTAGTTAAAGACCCAAATTTTACAGATGGTAAAGTATGGGAGACATTTAGACAAAACTTGGTCTATGAAAGTGGTCTTACGTCAGCGACACAACCAATTAGTATTTCGGGCGTGTTCATAAATAATTGTTTTGTTTTGCCATCACATCCTCAGTCTGGGTTTTATGTAAATTATCCCGATGGTCTTGTAGTATTCAATAACCCTATACCTACAAACTCAGTAGTGAATATGGAATACTCATTTAAGACAATTAATATTATCAATACTCAGGTTGTTCCACTAATTAAAGAAGCTCAGTCATATTCATTCAACTTAACCAATAATGACTATTCAGCTTCGTCTGGTGACTGGAACCAATTGTCAAGAAAAAAGATTCAGTTTCCTTTAGTAAACGTAGAGTTTTCGCCAAAGGTAACATCAAGGCCGTATGAAATGGGTGACTTTGCTCAGTTTGTGCATAGTGATATTCTAATGCACGTAATCACAGAAGACCAGTCTTCTGCAATGAAATTTGCGTCTATGATTTTCGCACAGAAAGAAAAAAGCATATATATGTACAATATGCAGATGGCATCAGCTAGTGGAGCTATGCCATTAGACGGTAATGGAGCTAGAACACCTAGCGGTTTACTATATCCAAAACTGGTAGCCTTGAGTAATCAAGGTGGATACAGAACTAAAATACTTAGGTTTGCTGACGCTTCATGTATAGGTCCAAACAATGCTGGAACGATTTATCATTCTGTTGTTAGGTTCACAACAGAGGTAATAGCGTAATCGTAAAAACACACAACAATTAACCTTCCAATAGTGTATATTAAATTGAGAGGTTCTAATTAACAGGAGATGATTACAATGACACAAAATAGAGTATACTGGGCAGTTGAAACGTTTGGTTTCGCGCCACTTGGAGCAACTACAGGATTCACACCTGTACACGGCGCTCAGAGTGTCGGTATTACCACGGCGTTTAACTTGCAACCAGCGTTCGAGCTTGGTGAAAGCCGAGTATATCAGATGCTAGAAGATATTCCAGACGTTCAGATAACGGCTGAAAAGATACTAGATGGATACTGCCCTATGTACCTATTGGCTACACAAGGCTCTCCAGCTAACACGTTGTTTGGACGTTCTACACAGAAGTGTCAGACAGCGTTTTCTATCTTCCCTGATACTAATGATTCTTCATCTGGTACACCTACCGCGAACGTTATTTGTTCAGGTATGTATGTATCAGCATCTAGCTTCCACTTCGATACTAACGGTCCAGCAAAAGAAAACCTAAGCCTAGTTGGTAACAATAAGGTATGGAACACTTCCGCTTCGCCATTCTCAGCATGGTCAGGCGCTCAGAATACAGATAATCCACTTGGTTATCTAGTCAGCGGTTCCGGTGTTCAGCGTAGACAGAACTTCGTATTCGGTAATCCGGGTGGCGCTTCTGCTCTTGATGCTAACAGTATGGTTAATGCAACAGTAGCAAACAAAACAACAATTCTACCTCCAGACGTTGCTGGTATTAATGCTTCTGGTCTTAATGACTACGACGCAGCTAATACTAGATATGCATGTTCAGTTCAGAGTATTGCTGTTAGTGCAAGTCTTGGTCGTGACTCAATCAACGAACTAGGTCATAAGGCACCTTACTATAGATTCCTTAATCTACCAGTTGAAGTAACAACCGAAATCGAAATCCTATCTAAGTCAGGTGACTGGATTTCAGCAACAGAAGCTGGTGTTTACGGTAACGGAAACAACACAAGACTATCAACAATTAAGATTGCTATGACCGACGGTTTGTTTATCGACCTTGGTGTTGAAAACCGTTGTAATAATGTTAGTGTTAACGGTGGTGATACTGGTGGTGGTCAGCAGACAATTACATATTCGTATGTAACATATAACTACTACACAGTTACTCACCCACAAGACCCAACATTCCCAATGTAATTTGGGCTGATAATTAGGACGCAGAGGAAGGATGCAGGTAATGGAATCAAATACGACTCCCGTTCTAGTCATTTCATGGAGATAACATGGAATTATTCGAGCGGGAGTTTTTTGTTTATAGGCTAATGGCTGGATACCAAATATTCAAAGTTGGTAATAAGCAACTTAAAATCATATCTCCAACTAAAGAGATTATGTATGAAGCTCAAGAAGTGTATATGGAAACACTTACAGAAGCAATAGAAAATGACATACTAAACGATAAGGATGTAGAAGCGTTATTACGCGACCGTGGTATGTGGTCAGACTATGATGAAAATCAGATTAATAACGTTCTACCAAAGCATATAGAACATTGGAAAGTTGAGATATTTAGAAACTTTAAGAACAAGAAGGAACGCGCGTTACTAGAGAAGCATCTCCATGCTGCAAGGGTTGGTTTGTCAGACATGCTAAGGAAAAGACACATATATGACCACTATACTCAGCATGGCCTTGCAACGTTTGCTAGGTGGCAGAAGATTATCGAAAGCTGTACAGTAAATTTAGATGGTAGTAAATACGACTGGGCAGAAACAAATGTAAATGCTGTTTTGGATTTTATTGGTCAGAATATAATGAGCGAATCTACGGTACGAGAACTAGCTAGAACAGAACCGTGGAGGTCCATATGGATGACCGGGAAGAATATAAATAACCTTTTTGGTTGCCCTTCAATTGACTTATCAGATGAGCAACGCAGGTTAGTTAGATGGAGTAGTCTATATGATAACGTAAGTGAGTATCAGGATTGCCCATCAGAAGATATAATAGCGCATGATGACGCGTTCGATGGATGGTTGACACTTAAAAATAGAGAACAAGAGAAAGCCAAGAAAGACTCTGAAATGAAAGGTCGTGCTGGTAAGGGAATAGACGCACCAGAAGTTATGATGGTTATGCCTACTGACCCTGATGAACTAGCTGATATCTATGGTAGCAAGCAAGGATTTATTGAGTCTGTATACGGAATGAACGACCCAACAGCAAGAATGATTGCTAATAATAGACTTAAGACTGTAGAGAAGCTTGGCACGGCACATGATACGGACTTCGCTGATGTACAGCGGGGAATTACGAGGGAAATAGGAAAGAGAGGAAAGTAATGATAAAAGGAATTATAAGCGAAGAAGACAAGAGAAAAGACTTTCTAAACAAGTCTAACGAACGTCTTAAGATTGCCTGCTTGAAAAAAATTGATACTACTATGATTGGTTCTCTTGATATAGTTGAGAAAGAAATCAACGAAGCAGCTAGAAATTTGTCGAAGGAAGATAGTATAACATTACGTGACGCTTACTCAAGAATCAGGTCTAAAATACTTGATAACGGAAACAATCAGAAGCGAGCAACAAACGAAGAGTTCAAACATTACACAATTAGTTGGAATATGTATACACTAACTATGCCGGTTAAGACTAGGGTTAATAGGGAGGAAGCAGATGAATAATAACGTTAAGGTTGTCGGTAAGGATTCCAAGGGTGAAGAAGTTACATGCTTCGTTCGCAGACCAACGTCTAAAGACTCTAAAGAAGCAAAGCTATACGCAAACGCCGTTGTAGCTAAGACAATTAAGTCTGGTACGTTCCTTACTAGGTCACAGGCCCGCGACACACTTAAAGCTCAGGGCATTTGGGGTGATGAACAGGAACAAAAATTACGAGAGTATGCTGACCAAATTACAGGGCTTGTTAAGGTATTACAGTCCGGCAAGAACGATAAGGGTGTTCAACTTAAGAAGTCAGAAGGAAAGCAAATTTCCCTAGACCTAATTAGACTCCGTAATGAACAACTCGAACTATTAACTAAGGTTAATGAACTTGACGAATATACAATCGAGGCACAGGCCGAGAATGACGAGTTCGATTATCTATTTTCTGTTTGCCTACTCGACGAGAGTGGCGAATTAGTATTCGAGTCTGTTGATGACTACAAGGTACGAGCAGCAGACGAACCTTATTACTTCACTGCGGCTCAAGAATTACAAGGTATCATTTACGGTTTCCGTAAACCAGAAGAAATCGCCAACAACAGAATTGAGTATAAGTTCTTGAAGAAGAATGGCTTTATCAACGACAAACTACAATTTGTAAATAAGGACGGTCATCCTACAGATAAGGACGGAAAATTGATTGATGACGAGGGCTATTATGTGAATAATAATGAGGAGAGGGAGATTAATCCCGATGTTCTAGGTGAATTCCTAGACGACTAAAAACAAACTGGATATTCACACAAGGGTAGTAGTAAACGTTTATTATGTTTATTCCTACCCTTTTCTTTTTACCTAGAGGTATATTGTGGCTCAGAAGTTCGTTCTTACAGCACAACTAAAACTAGCAGCGCCTACAAATGTGGCAACTGTAGTTAGAGCTATTAACGCTGGACTTCGTGGCGTATCTGTTAACGTCCACATTAACACGTCTGGTGTCAACTCACAGCTTAGCAAGATTAACCAACAGCTAAATCATACAAGTAAAGCCGCACATACAGCTAAGAACGAAATGGAGAAGTTTGGAGAGCAGGCTGCTCTAGCTATTCGTAGGTACGGAGCATTCACACTAGCTACAACCGCTTTCATTAAGCTTACAAACTCTATTAGTGCTGGTATCGACGACGCTATCAAGTTCGATAGAGAAATGGTTCGTATCGCTCAGGTTACTGGAAGCTCGGTTGCTGGTGTTAAAGACCTTGGCGACGAAGTAACAAGACTATCCAAAGAGTTCGGTGTTTCAAGTAGTAAGATGCTAGAAGCATCTGTAACTTTGGCACAGGCTGGTCTTAGTGCTAAGAACGTAAAGGTAGCACTAGAAGCTCTAGCTAAGACAGGTGTATCTGCAACATTCGGTGATATTAAGGACACCACAGAAGCTGCTATCGCTATTATGCAACAGTTCGGTAAGGAAGCTAAAGACCTTGAAGGAATCATGAGTTCCATCAACGCTGTTTCGGCTAAGTTCGCTGTTGAATCTGAAGACATCGCCGTAGCTGTTAGACGTACAGGTGGTGCATTCGCAGCCGCAGGTGGTTCTCTTGAAGAATTCCAAGCTCTATTCACATCCGTAAGACAGACTACTCGTGAATCTGCTGAAACTATTTCTACAGGTTTCCGTACAATCTTCACACGTTTGCAGCGTACACGTACTCAGAACTTCCTACAAAGTATGGGTATTGACCTTAAGGGTGCTGCTGGAGAACTAGATGCTTTCGGTAAGAACATCGAAGGACAGTTCGTTGGACCTTATGAAGCTATTCGTAGACTTAGTGTTGCTCTTAAAGACCTAAAAGGAACAGACCCAAGATTCGCACAGATTGTTGAAGAACTTGGTGGTTTCCGTCAGATTTCAAAGGTTATTCCACTTATCACTAAGTTTGATGTTGCTCAGCAGGCATTAAATGTTTCTATGCGTGGTGGTAACTCTCTAACAAAGGACGCCGAACTAGCTCAACAGGCACTATCTGTTCAAATAGCTAAGGTTCGTGAAGAATTCCTATCGTTACTTCGTAATGTAGCTAATAACTCCGCGTTCCGTGGAATGTTAGACCTTACTCTTAAGTTATCATCTAGCCTTGTAAAGTTGGCAGATAGCCTTCAGCCTATTATTCCTCTTCTAGCCGCAGTAGGTGCAGCTAAGCTAAGCTCGTCCTTTGGTTCGTTTGCTAAGGGATTTTCAGCTAAGTTTATGCACGCTGATGGTGGAGCTATTAAGAAGTTCGCATCAGGTGGTCTAGTTCCCGGTCATGGTGATGGCGATACTGTTCCAGCCCAACTAACTCCGGGTGAGTACGTTATTCGTAAGAATGCTGTTAAGGCTATTGGTGTTAATAATCTTCATAAGATGAATGGTTATGCTAATGGTGGCTTTATTAGGCATTATAGTGGTGGCGCTCAAGGTACTCTTCGTTGGGACGCTAAGGCTAACACATACGCATATGGTGATACATTACTAAGAGGTCCAGATTTTCTTGGTGGTAAGACAGCTAAGGAATGGGCTGGTAATGGTCCAAGTCTTAAGAGCCTTATTGAGAGCGGTTCCGTTCCGCCTCATATTGTAGAAGCTGCTAGGGTAGCGGCTTTAGGACAAAAGGCTCCGCCAACAGCTAAACCTCCAGTTAAGTCAGTATATGGAGCTAGAAAAAACCTATCATTAGATTATATTAATGTTGGTGATGTTGTAGATGTTGTTACGCCAGATGAAAAACTAATTGGTCAAGCTGCTAAAACCAAGATACGTGCATCTTTAGGAACCATATCTAAAGCAACTTCATCTTCAGACAAAAGCTCCAAGCTACTAATTCAAAAATTTGCAGCAGCTAATGGTATTGATGAAAAAAGTGCAGCTAAAACAATTATTGGTGCTAGTACTAAAGTTTATGGACTAAATGATAAGATAGGTACATCATTTAATGAGAATGCCTTTAAGGGTGTTAGTCAAGCTATACATAATGTTATTGAAAATTCTAAGGTATGGCAATCTGTTGGAGCAACACCACCTAAAGGTGTTCCTAACATAGATGATATTATATCAAATAGTGCTAAACAGTCCGTTAAAGGTATTCTATTTGAAGGTGTAGTAAGACACGCTCTAGGACAAAAAATTCCTGCTGGCAAAGATAAACTTATCGACTTTAGTGCCGCAGACACCGAGTTTTTTGGTAACATTTTCCATCAGGGAAATGAGCTTGTAGGAAAGCCAGCAGAAGCAAAAGCTAATATTCATGGCGATGCTCTATATTCTGCCGTACTAAAAACACTAAAAACTAAATACTTAGAAAACGACTCGTCTGAGTCATTTGAAAAGGTAGAAGGAACCGCTCCTAAACCACGACGCAGGCACGCATCTGGTGGGTTTGCTGGTAGTGGTACGGACACTGTTCCAGCGTTACTTACTCCCGGTGAGTTTGTTATTAATAAGAAGGCCGCTCAAAGAATCGGTGGTCCTACTCTAAATAAGCTAAACAAGGCTGATAAATATGCTACTGGTGGTTTCGTTAGAGGTTATTCTAACGGTGGAACAGTAGGAAGCACGTTAGGTAACCCTCTTGTTCTAGGTATCCTATTATCATCTATGGAAGGATTTGCTAAGCAGCTATCTGGTGGTAATAAAGACTTTGAAAAACTAAGTGGCGCAATTACATCTGTAATATTCCAGTTTAGTGTTCTTAAGACTGTCGTTGATGGTGTTAAATCTACTATGCCACAACTACATGGTATTAAGAATAACGACACAAGAAGTCAGGAAGCTATTACAGAATCTATATCTGCTGGTCGTCAACACTTGTTAACAAGAGCTAACAAAAAAATCATGAAGAGTCGTACAGACTGGCATTCTATATCAGCATTGCTTCCAGCGGGAACAGATATTGATATGCTTCAGGCCCAAGAAGACGAAAGAATTCAAAAGAGACTTGACGCAACAAAGGCTAGATTTGATAAAAGTAATGCTACTAGAGGCGCTGCTAAATACGGTAGCTTTGGTAACAAGTTTGCTAGATTTGCACAACCAGCAGCAGCGTTTGCTGGTGCGGCAGCTATAGGTTATGGTAATCATCTATCTGAAATAGGTAATGAACAAATCAATAAGGGTAATGCCGATGGTGTAAGTAATGCGGCTTGGGGTGGAGCGTTATCAGGTGCGGGTACTGGAGCTTCTGTTGGTGCGGCATTTGGTCCTATTGGAATAGCGTCTGGTGCTGTTAGTGGTGCTATTATAGGTTATGCAGACTCAATAGAAAAAGCAAACAAAGACCTACAGGCAGTAAAGATTGGAAAATCACTTACTGAATTTAGCGATATGCTAGATAAGATTTCATCTGGAAAACTATCAGCAAGAACCGCTCGTGGTGACATTATATCACAAGTAAATCACATTTCTGATTCTTTAATTGGACAATCTGCAGATGGTGTTAAGGATATTAAGTCAAAGTTTACCAATAATAGCGGTCAGATAGAAGCGTTTATAACAGAAATTTCCAAGGACTACGCAACATTTGAAGAATTGGAAAAGGCGACCGGACACCTTATTAGTCAGTTTTCTGTTCTTACAAATCTACCATACGCAAAACTTAAGACTCAGCTTCAAGCACAAATTACAGCTAATCAAAAGGTTGCGGCATTTAGTAAATTAAATAAGGCTTTACTAGCAGAAGAAACAAGACAGATTCAACTTCTTCATGCAATGTCTGCTGCAATTAATACAGTTACCGATTCATTTGGTAAATTCGATAGTAGAATGACAAACCTAGCATCATTTGCTGGTGGTGGAGGCGCACATCTACATAGTGCAGACGCTTCATCAATATTAGAAAGAGCTAGTAAGGGTCGTGCGGTTGATATTGGTCAACTTGGTAAGATTGGTGACGCATTTACTGGACAATTCGGTAAGGGTGGACAGGACCAATCGGAAAAATTACTACAATCAACCCAAGCTCTTGCTATGCTACCATCTATTCTTACTGAAGCTAAGAATAATACTGGTATTGAAGATGATGGCGAAGAGTTCATGAAGTCATTTGAAAAGGCTATTAAAGCAAAGATGCCGGGAGCATCTGAAGCAATAGTTAAGTCATTGATGGATGGTGCTAAGCATGTTATGGGCGCTGAAGCAAAAGACGGTAAGATTACCACAGATATCACCACAAACGTAGAACAAGTTGCTGGCGAAGTAGGTAAGGGTTTACATTCAACAATTGAACTATTCAAAGAATTTGCTCCAGCATTCAAGACTCAGGGTGATAGAATTAACGCTGCTTGGGAGGCTTACGCAACTGCACAAATACACATGGCTGATATTGAACAGCAGATTGCTCATAAGGGAGAAGGTTTCCTTAACTTCATAGCAGAAGCTACAGACGTTCATCGTAGTGCCGGTTCTGTGCGTGCTGGAGAGCTTAACCGCATTGGTAAGCTAACGGGTGGCGTTACAGACCCCGCAGCGTTAGGTAGGACGCTAGAGTCTCTACAAGCGAAGGCAGACAAGCTATCACAAGAAGCAAACGCTGAACACGACGTAGATAAGAAGAACGGGCTTGCAAGCGAAGCCGCAAAGACAAATGTACAAATCGCAAAGACAAGAAAGGCTCTTGATGAACTAGCTAATAGTACGGAAGGTCTAAGCGCAATCCAGAAGGAACTTGCTCTTGAGGAAGAAAAGCGTCAGTTCAAAGGTAATATTCTAAAGACAGCTATTTTCGGTTCTCAAGAAGCGAAGATGGAACAAGCTAAGAATCTAGGTATGACCGGCGTTGCTATGGCTCATGGTATTGACGCAGTACCTGAACAAGAACGCGAAAGCGTATTGAAGTTCCTAGAAAGCGCTGGCAAACAAAAAATTAATGGTGTTGAAGCTGATGAAATCGTTCGTAGACTAGCTGAAAGAAGTATGGCTGGTAGAATGGTTGATAGTAATGGGAACGCGGGACTTACTCGTGGTATTCTTACTAAGGGTGCCGACGCAAACTCTCAAGCTCTAATGAAGCAAGCCGACGAAATCAATCAGACACAAGTTAAGGCACTTGAAGCTGTAAGTACCAACATCGGCACGCAAGCTGATAAAATTTCTATTGCCATTGCAGACCAGAATAAGCAATTCTTGTCAGACCTACGAGCTATATACAAAGAACAAATGAGTCAACAAAAGCAAACTGAAATTGATGCTGCTGTTGGAGATAGGTCTGTTGTTGCTGACAAAATCAAAGCTAAGAGAAAAATCGCTGGTATGGTTGGTGGAACATACGATGATGAGAATAGAGGTACAGTAGATGGGGCACTATCTAATCTAAAGGCATATAGAGAAGCTCTTAAGAAAAAGGCTGAAGCTAGTGAGGTTTCGGATTTTAAGTCTGACGCAGGTTCATCGAAGTCATTTAGAAATGATGCGATTAGACACATGCAAAAGATGGGTATTGATAATCCAGAAGAAGAACTTCAAAAAATCACTAGAAATATGGGTATGTCAACGCTATTCACGCCTGACGGCGGATTGAATACAGCTTGGAGTGGAAGGGCTGATGCACAAAAGAGTATAAATGAACATATAGATTCAATTAAGAAGAAAAGACTAGACTCTGTAAATGCTGAAGTTAATGATTCTAGGTCTAAACTTAATAGTACTGCTGAAGGTAGAGCTTTGGGTGCTGGACTTGACCCTAATAATCTTCATACATTTGATACTATTATTAAGAGTATGGAAACAGAACTTAAGAATCTTGGTAGTGGACCAATTGACAAATTAAGTGAAGAACTTAATGCTCTTAATATAAATATTGCAGCTCTAAGGGCTGAAAAAGCAAAAGCTGGTATGTCTAAGGGTGGTCCCGTCGGTTTCGCAAACGGTGGACCAGCAGACCCAAGAGATAAGATTCCAGCGTTGCTACGTCGTGGAGAGTTCGTACTTACACCAGAAGCAGTTAATAGAATTGGACTATCTAATGTTCAAGCTATGAATGATGGTACTATTAAAAGATTTGGTAGTGGTGGACTTAGTGATGAAGAACTTAGAAATATGGGTCGTAGAAGCGGATGGATTGATAGAACACAGTATAACCACAAGCCACAGTATTCAAGTAATAATAAGACAATTAAGTATTTTGAAGATGAAAATGTTCAGAACCGTTTGTTCGGTTATGCTCGTGCTGCTGAATTTAGAAAAGAAACTAGGGCGCTAGATAGAACGTCTAATAAGGAAGAAGCTGATAGGCTTAGAGCAAAGAGAATGCAGCAGTTCGCTTATAACCAAACTGTTAAAGGTTTTAATCCAAATGAGAAGATGGCAGGTTCTAATAAGACGTTTGCTGAACAGAATAAGTCCGACCTAATGAGACAGGCAATGGAAGATAGACTAAAGGCTCCAAGAAAGAAGACCGTACTATCCTCAAATCCTAAGCCAAAGGGTTCCGCGTGGTATTATGGCAAACGAGCAGAGGGTTCTCTTGTTGGGTCTATTTCTAGAGATTATAAAGTTGCTCAAGCTAAACTAGCTAAGTCATCAAAAGGTAAAAATAAGGCTCCGGGTCAAGCTGTTCAAAATAGTAACTTTACAAATGAGAATCAAGTCAAGTATAATCAACAGCAGAATAATGGCGGAATGCCAAATGACTTTGGTTCTACAGTAGAGAAATTCTCAACGGTAGTTACAAAGCTAGAACAAACACTTGGTCAATTTAAGGATATGAAGATTACTCTTACCGGAAAGCATGACGTGAACGTCACAATTATCGGTGCAGAAGCACTTAAGACGCTAGAACCAACAATTAAGGGATGGATTACTCAGCAAGTTATTGCTGGTGTTAATCACTCCATGAATGAAAATACGGGTGGTTCCGCGAAGCCTCTTACTGCTGAAGCTTTAGGACAGAGCCAGACCAAACCTTCTGGCCCTAAGTTTAAGGATTAATAATGGCCGTATCTTATTCATATCCAATAAACTTTCCGCAATATAATACTAGTCTAGTAGATGGTTTTATCTATCCATTTCCTACTACTGGTAATCCTTTCGTGCTTGACCAAGCTAATCGACTTGTAGCATCGGGTAATACCGTATATGCTACAAGTGGCTATATGGACGTTAATGCTGGCGTATCTTCACCACATGATACCGACTATCTTAGATTTAATAACGGTTTTTCTGGTCAGATTTGGCGATGTCAACCAGTATTTCAGTTCGGTAATCCACCGCTTAGCGGTTTAATGGAAGTATCGGTTAATTATAGAGTTAAAACTTCAGTTAGCGGTATTGTTGGTCCTAATGGTAGAACTTTAACTTACGATAACGCATTCCATAACTATAACGCTGTATTAATATCTAGCGGTAATAATTCAATTGTACAAAACTATGCTACAGCAGTAACCTTTGATTTTGGTAGCGGTTTTGGTGCCCAGTATTACACAAACCTACCAGCTAATTCAACATTCGACCTTTCTGAAATAGAACTTCAGGTTAGCGGCTACCTATATCCAAACCTATGGAAGTCGTTTCCTCTTTATCTTCATAGTCCATCTAATATACAAACTCAGTATCCAGTTTCTATGGTACTTAGTGATATGGAATATGGTACGCCTGTTAATACTCGTGGACCAACAAAAGTGTCCGCTGTTAGTAGCGCTAGCTTCCAGAGATGGATTGGTGCAGTAGATACCGGATATTATATCAGTAATAGTTTCTGGGCACCTACGTCAAGTGGTAAAAACTTAGCTACATTTCTCCAGAATAGAAGTGGCGACACTTCATCATACGTATATACTATAACAAGTAGCTCTGGTTACTACGACGGTGTGTTTACCGCTATTGTATTCGATAATTTTGACACAGTTCTTAATAGTGGTGCTACCGCTCAGTTAAATATGATTGGTAATGGTGTGTATAGTCCTACCGGACCACTTACAGTTACTGCTGATATTTATACCGTAGACCCAACTCAGGGGTACTTGTGGGCTGGTACACTTGGTTCTGTGTCATATAATAATAACTCCGCTGGTTCGTATGTTCCATATGTAATTAATGTCCCTGTAAATAAAAATACTGATATTATATTTCAGACTATACAGAACAAAAACAAAGCTAATAATATAGACAAGAATAACTACTCTGTAGTATTTAAGTTTGGTATTGTTGCTCCGGGTGGAAATCAGGTTATTGAACTATTCAATACTTGGGCCACAATGTTTGGTTCTGGTAACGCAAACATGTACATGAACTCAAACGATTGGAGTAACTCTCCAACGTTGTATGTATCTGGACCAAGTGGTATTAATCAGCCGGGACCAACATTACACACTTGGGGTAATTTACCTAAGACGAGTGGTATTCCACTTTATGTCTATGGTGAAGTTCCAATGAGTGGTAGTATTCCTCTTATAGTAAATGGTCCATCTGGTTGGACCAACTCTATGCCTTTGTATACGATTGGACCAGTACAAAGTGGAAATCAGGCTACTCTGTTCGTTAAGGGCGATTTCTATCACGACCAGCAGATTCTTCCTATTAATTGGGAAACTTCGTACTGTCATAGTTCTGGTGATTTTACCCATAGTGGTATTTTTAGTGACTACTATTTTGGATTTGAAAAGGCTCCTACATTAGTTAATACCGGAAACAACACATATATATATAACGGACAGTCATTTGGTAATCCTAAAAACCCTATATGGCAAAACTCACTAAGTAAGAGTGGGCAAGTAGAAATATTTACTCAGGCTTTCGGTCCTACTGAAAGTGGTTGGGGGCTTATTGCTGCTCCCGGTAGGGTTGGTAATCGTGCTGGTGCCCTATCTCAACTTAGCGTAACAGACGGAACCCAAATAAATGTACTTGGTGGCGACTACGTACAAACATCAGAAATTCTACCTTGGAGTGGTAACTACTCCTTGCTAGTCGAGCTATGCCCACCACGTAACCAGTACAATGATAGTATATTTGGTAGTCAGACCCTCAGCTACTACTCCATGAGTGGAACGCGCATTATGTGCGATGGGGTCGCTCTATGGACTAACGGCCAACAGTGGTTCTTTAACTACAACTACACGAATATTCCTATTGGTTACAGTCCAGCAAACTTTATTATATCATACAGTGGCGCATATGCCGTATGGGTCGGCTATGATACAGAGCAAACAAGCGTAGGGTTTAACGCTAATGAATTTTCTCTTGCCTGTGTTACTCCACCAACACCAAGATATTTCGGTTCTGGCTTATACTCAACTCACGGAACTCCATACCAAGGTGGTACGCTTACTAGCGGTAATGTTATTATAGAAGTTAATCAATCGAATCCTTATGGTAATACAGCTATAGGTATTCAGAAGATAGCTTCTATTGCTTCTGGTATTTCAAAGAGTACGGTTGACCTGATGAATATATCTCAGGAGTCACTAACTACTCAACTTAACGACCTACATGCTCATCCTTCTGGATATATCACATACAACGCGTATGCTGGTAACTCAATTAATAGTGATACTAACTACGGTGGTAATAGTAAGCAGAGTTTCCTTCCAGACGGTCAAGTTCCAAGTGGCGCAACAAACTACAACTATGGTGGTAATATCGGCGCTTATACTTCTGGATACTTTACTAATTATATTGCGTCATATGGTCTACAGCCAAACTACGTTGGTGACTTGTCATCTGGTATCGCGTTTCACTACACTGACACTAATGTTATATACAGTGGATGGATTACATCCAACTTTAGTGGTACATTTAATATTAGTCTAGTTAAAGATGGTTCTTACTCTACGTATAATCAGCAGATATACACTAATAATACAACCTACGAAGAAATTGTTTATAACGACTACTTTGTTACAAAATACAAGATAGCGTGGGGAGATATTACGATTACGTCTGGTACTAACCTATACGTCGTCGGTCTACCAAACCTAATTGAAGCGAACTTCCAAGAAGAAGAACAGGGAATTAATTACTACACGATAGTAAGTGGACAGTATTACTATCAGTGGGGTTATTCTAACTATACATATACGCAAAACTCTGGTGCTGTAAACTGGGACGGAGCTTGGGTACAGACTTCCAATGAGGGTGTGACACCTACATCTGGAGCTATTACTAATTACAACGCTAAGATTAATAACGCTGTATTCTTTTCAAATTACTTAGGTATTGATGTACCGAGTACTGGTAATGGTATTACTCTATATACCTACGGAAACGTTGGTTACAGCGGTCACGTAGACCTATTTATTTATAATGCTCTTACCGCTGGTATTGACCTATTCGTTCAGACTGACCCAATTACGCTAATCACAGCACCACTTCCACTTAATATCTGGACAGTTGGTAGTAGCAGCGGATATGCAAGTAGTAGTACGAACCTATATCTAAATAGCTTTGGTAACATTAGTGGTAATATTCCATTGTATATCAATGGTACTGGCTATGGTATTACAACTAATAAGTTTCCACTATCTATTAAGTCACAAGACCCAGTAATGTTTAGTGGCGGCGTTCAGCTTATGCTTAATGGTCCACAGTTCTCGGTTCCTCAGTTTTCAACAATATCCGCTCCGCTATATCTTAGTAACTACGGTATTGTAACATCGGGCGCTCCACTATTTACACTTGGTCCAGCAAGCGGATTTGTAACAACGTCGGTTCCAATTCTATTGTTTAATAATGATAACCTTAGACTTAATCCACTAAGCAATAGTATCCCAATGTTCGTTGGAAGTCAGTACATTAACAATGGAACAACGCTATATACCGTTGGTCCAACATTCGCTGACAGTTTTGGTAATAGCTGGATTACACCAACGTTATTTATTGCGGCAGATAAGTCTGGTCAAAATAGCGTACCACTATATATTAATTCGGTTATTCCGGGCAACGTATCTGGCTCGGCACCACTATTTATTAATAGTTACTTAACGATTTCTAATCAGTCTGGAAACATTCCGTTGTCCATTATGGGACCACAGGCAATGTCTGGCTACGGACCATCGTTGTACATTAAGGGTACGCCACTTACCAAGTCCACCACCCTATTCATTAGGAACAACTACTACGATATCGCAAATGCAAATGTACCTCTTTCTATTGCCAATATTCTAAATGCTTCTGGAAACGTGTCGCTATTCACGTTGGCTGGACTATGCCAAAATACAACTACGTTGTTCATGGATGCTCCATCACAGAATATGGCAAGTGGATTTACAACTCTATTTACACGTTCCGCTGCGCATTCTAGTATATCGACTACCAGTACATTGTTTATGGAAGCTGGAGCAATATGGAACGGTTCGCCACTTTACATTGCTGGTCCACCTTTTGCATATCAGCATAACTCAGCTACACTATTTACTAAGGCCGGTAACTTTACATCAAAGAGTGTACAACTATATATAGAGTCTGTAAGAGCTTCTGGTAGTGCGGTAAACCTAAATATTGCAGGTGCCGGATTTACAAACGGGGCGCACTTAGGAACTGGTAGTATTCCACTATTCATGGCTAGAGATGGAATTGGAGTAGGTGCCGGAACAACATTATACATGAGCGTACCAAGCGGTAATACGTACAACGCTCCAATGTACATTAAAGGTGGAACACACTCGTTTATGTCAACTAACCTAGCTATGCCATACGTCTATGGCTTAGGCAACAATAAGCAATCACTATTCGTAAGCGGGTTTTAAGGAAGTAACATGTCAGTAGTAATTTACAACGGTAATAGAATTATACCAGCACCATTGGTAACGTCTACAAAGTCGTATCAGTTCGCTGGAGATAATACGAAGATTGGTACTGAATGGAACATTACTATTCAGGGTACTATCATTGCATGGATGGGTAGTCCAAATAGTCAAGGTGTTTGGTGGAACTCAGGTGGTACTACATTCCCACCAAATGAGAATATACCAGACGCTTCTATGTTTGCTTCCATACTTCGTAAGCAAGAATATATTAGAGAACTGTTCTCAGTTGATGGTAAAGAACTAGAATTTCAGTCTAATGATGGTTCTGCTCCTATGAAGTGTAACCCACGTATTATATCCATTACCTTTAATGAAGGTACGTGGTATGACCGCTTAACATACAGTATCACATGTATTAGTCCTACCTTGTCTGTTCTTGGTCAAGATAACGGTGAAGATGCCGCTATTAATGCTCAATACATCGAAAGTGCTGAAGAGTCTTGGTCACTTGAAACTGTAGAAGAACCAGAAAGTGAATACCTATCTAGAATTTATAAGATATCACATACAGTATCGGCAAAAGGAAAGTTAGTGTATAATCCAGACGGAACGTTGCTTTCTGCTCCTTGGGAGCAAGCTCGTATATGGGTTTATCCTAAACTTGGGTTCGACGCAACCTACATGCACAGTTCAGGTGTGACAGACCTCAAGCCGTACTACAACTCATATAATAGAATTATGAGCGAAACTATTGATAAAAAGGGTGGTGGATATTCTGTTACTGAAAGCTGGATGTTAACTAGCGGTGTTGCTATGGAAACATATGAAGTAATCGCAGCACAGGCATTAGATTCCGCTTTAACTCACGTCTCTATTGATGGTACAATAACAGGAATGGAAGTGCGTGACCCGACCACAGGGATGATTACAACAAGAAAGATTGATAACGCTCTAACTCAATGGCAGGTTGCTTCCGGTTTAATGTACAATAGGGCAATGCAGTATGCTATGGGTGCCAACCTAAATATCAATCCGGTTACTATTCAACTCACTGAAAGTCCCGCGATTGGCGTGATTAAATATAATTATCAGTTCGATGACAGGCCATCCAATTTAATAAATAAAGCTAGACTAGAAACAATTTCGGTCACAGATAACCTACCAACTGATTTTATCGTGCCCATCTTCGTTCTTGGTAGAGCAAATGGTCCAGTGCTTCAGAACCTTTATACATCGAGGGAAACAACGAGAACACTTAATATTGAGTGCGTAATGGATAAGAGTTACGCTCCGTTCACAGTTAATAATAATCCTCGTATTGGTAGCAATGTACAGTCTGTTATAGACCAATGCGCTCCAACGGGCGCTGTAGTAGGAAAACAGGATAATTCAGAAACGTGGGATATCAAGACGGGAAGATACACATTTACAAGAACATGGATTTGGGGTAACTGATGTCTACAAACCTTAGTACACAAAAGTTTCTAGGAGCGTCTGTAATAGGATATAATAGCTCCGTAGGATGGAATGGAACGGTATCAACTGTAACGATATCTCTAGTAGAAGATACGCTTGGTGGTGACGCATTTCAAGTGCCACTTACTGGTTCGCCACAATACTTTAATTTCTATGGATTTAAGTTTGGTGGTATAGTCCAGAATGTTACAAAGACTGGTTCTTCTGGTGGAAGTCCATTATATGAAGTAATTCTAAATGACCCACGTCAACTGCTTAATGGCGTTCATGTCATTCTTGGTAGTTACTATCAAAGTGTGCTTGGTATTCCAAATATAGTTAATGTGTTTGGATACTATGAGGGGTCCATATTTGGAAGCTCGCAGTCTAATGGTAGTGGTATGCCTTGGAATTTAATTGTAGCAGCATTGAACGCTACGGTAGGTTCTGGAACATCATCAAACTACGGCGGTCCTATACAGTGGAATAGTTATGTATTTACTGTAGACCTTTCAAATATACCAACTCCACCACAATGGTTTAGGATTGGTGGTAACATGTCACTAATGCAACTTATACAAGAGGTGTGTGACGCTGTAGGATGTGACTTCTTTGTTGAATTAGTAGGCACAACAATCACATTCTATACTATTAATAGAATTAACGTGCCAAATACTGGTATTATATCTAAATACGTATCTCAAACTCCCGGTGCTGTATCAAAACAGATTGGTGAAGATATGGTTAATGAAGTAAATGGTAAGTTTCTAGTTGGTGGCAAGAAAAGAGATATGTATTTTCAGCCTTATAATGCTGGTCAGGACTTCGATGAGACTACGGGCACAGATAATCCCGTTTGGTGGTTTTGGGGATATGATAATTTTGATAACCCAATCGTTTCTAATGGTTTAACAAACTATCTTCAGGACTGTCATGTGTTTACTTTGGACGCAAGGAAAGCGCTGATTAGTGGTGTCGGTTCAACCTATCCATCGTCGATGGGAGAAATGCAGGCCGCACTAATTGGTATTGCTGAGTGGAAACAGTTCCTAACAACGATGAATAATCTCCAGTATATACCAGTATTTGGAGGTAAGTCTGTTGCTAAACCAGTACCACTTACTAATGCTGATAAGAAGCAGTTTAATAAACTCGACGCTTTAGGTCAGGTTCCTACCTATACTCATAATGGTCAGAATAATCCACATTTTGGCAAAGCTTTGAGTTTAGGTCTTATTCAAAATAATAACGCTGCTGCTATATTTTTCTTGCAAACCAATTGGATTAGCGGTAGTGGAAATATTGACTGGGGTAGACTTCGCCAGACTTGGCCCGGAAAAATTGAGGATGAGACATCTAGACTATACGAAATGATTAAAGGTATAGCTAGTGAAAATTACGGTAAGAAAATAATGGTAGCGTTACCACAGCTTAATGCCGCGTTCGACACCGAATCTAATAGACCTATTTTCTCTGTTATTCCAATTAATGGTGCGTATATAGATGAATCTCAATTAGTTAATGCGGCGCAAAATGGGCTAATACCACTAGACTTAAATGGTATTACTGATGAGAATAACCTATTTAAGCCATATGTAAGGTTCGATAATATCAGAGTCTTGGACTTTTCTGAAATTCCAGATGAAGCTATGTATTGGTCAGCAGATGGACAGTCTATATTTGTAGAATGCTCAATAGGTAACGACGTTATCTTCTTGAATCCACAGACACTAAGTCAACCAAGAGTTGTTCTTACGTTGCCGGGACGTGTTAAGTTTAGAAATAATGCGTATTTTGCAAGCACCGCACCAGCAATGGTACTTCAAAATATGAACCAAAGAACTAATCCAACACCAAAGCAACAGGCAGCTTTTGCTATAGCTCTAGCATCTAAGATTCCGTTTGACCCAAGAAAGCAGTTTGCTGCGCTTCCAGCTTTAGCAGCAGTTCCACTTGAAAGCCAAATTGATAGATATGGACCTTGGTACGCTCAAGGAACAATAGGTGCTATAGAATATGAAGAAGATGAAGCTCTTACTCCTTGGAACTATGGAACCTATATTAATTTAGATGCTGCTGGCAATGCAAAAGTTAGTCAGAACATTGCTAATTTGCAACGTATTGAATCTGGAACAATAGAGTTTCCGGGTGTGCCGGACCATCAGCTAGGAACACAACTATTGCAGGCTGGGCCATATATTTCTAGTATTAGAGTCACTGTTGGGGCTGGCGGTATTACAACTGAATATAGAATGGAGATGTGGAAACCTAAACCATTCGGATTAAATCGTTCATGGGTAGATACTCTTCAGAAGATGGGTAAGCTATACAACCAATACAGAAGAAACTACCTAGAAACAATGAAGATAAACAGGAAGGCGTCATATGGACAATATTAATTATATAGCATCTGAAGCTAATAGTACCCTTGACGAAAACAACAATAGCGTATATACTTATGATATAGACCTAATGGATGAACTTAGGGTTAATGAGTACACAAGCAATCTCATATCACAAAAATCCGTTATGTCTCTTGAAGAAATATTCTGTCCATATACTACAGTATATGATAGCGGTAGTTATATGCCGATTGCTAATATTTATGACCGTGGACCATTAAGCGGATTTGATATTAACGGTAACTCAATTCAGATTATTCCTAATCCCGGTAGCGGATACTCAAGGCAGGAAGTGACAGCTTTTGATATCGCTAGTGGATTAAATTACGGATTGTGCCCAACATTTGCTGATGTAATAGGTTCAGAAACCCCGGATGATTACACGCCATCTTACATTCAGGATAAAAACGATATTAGTGGAATTAATTCCATAGCATTGCGCACACCTATGATGATGGCTGGATTTGGTTATACGACCGAAGGATTTCCATTTCCAAGTCAGTACGATAATATCAAGAGGTATAATCCAAACTATGTTCTAAGTAAGCCTTTGGACAGCGGAAACTTTCCGGGTCAGCTTGCTCAGTTTATGGCGTATAGCGGTTTGTGGAACGCAAGTGGTACTACCATCAATTATCAGATGAGGCAGTTCATTGATAATCCTAGAGGTCGCGTAGACCAATGGAAAGCTGGACCATTAGATGTTAGGTGGGATGAAGGTAAGAATATGTTCGTTGCAGCACCAGAAGTATTTGTTGGATATGCAAAGGACGATATTCCTGCTGCCCAAGGACGATTTGCAAGCAAAACATTCACGTCAGGTGAAATAGAAGTGTACACAGGAAAGTACGATATGTTCGGCGTCATTAATAGGGACAAAGTCGCATTTCCGGGTTATCAGAGTAAGCTCCTAATTATCAATAGGAGTATCGACAAAGAAATACCAAGTGGTACACTGGTTATTGCTATTAGGACAAACAACGGGGAATACATGCCAATCTGGGCTGATTGTGACGCGGACTTAGGGAGTTGATTGATGGGCGACTGCGCTTGCTGTAACGAACTCATTACTACAAAGTGTTTCGATTCCAGCCACCTAAAATGGAAGGCTGACTTCGGTACAAATACACTATGTGTTGGTAAGTTATATGACTACGTAAACAATACCGTAAATAGTGTTATTGTAGGTGATGGTACGTATAATTCTCCAGCGGTTGCGTCTGAATATAGTGTATTTAGCGGCACCCTTCAGGGTAATGGAACATACGCAGCAGTAATACCTAGACTTAATAACTACAAAGACTGGGTAACGAACTACCTCGTACACTCAAAAGACCTTAGCACACTAAAGGCAGATGGACTATCAGTCTATGCTTATGCTGATGGCGGAAGTGGGTTTACTGGATACGGAGCTGTACAAAAAGCGCCTGTCACACTTACTAATAACTTTTTCTTTGCCGGTGTTTCCTATCTTGGTAACGGTCAGGTTAATTTTAGTACTAGCGGCCAGTTAGTTGGCTCACCAGATAATATCTATAGTGGTGTTGTTGACCCACACCAATCATTCCCAGACGGAACACCATTTAAGGTTGGTATTGTTTATGGAGCTAGTCCTCAAAGTTACTACAATAATACTAATACAGCAAGTATCTTTAATAGATATGCTACATATAACGTAGACACAAAAGCTGTTATAGACAATCCGTTCGATAGCGGTGTTGTTCTTCCTCAGTTTTCGGCAGCAAAAAATACATTTGCTATTAGAAATGCGAGCGGACTATACTGCTTTGTTGACACTGGTTTTGGTATTTTGAGACTTAGGAATAATATTATTGAAGGTTACCTACCATACAATAGCGTTGGTAGAATGTCATATATATATAACCCAAATGACCGTATGTTAAACATACTGTCGTCTCAGTATCCAATTGGCTATAACATAGTATCTGACTCTAGCGGTAAGCCAATAAATTACGTCGGTCCACAATACAACGCAAGACAGAGTGGGTATGTTTACAATAGCGTAGACTACACTAAGTATTTTGACGGCTTAACAAACCTAATGAACTCTGTCGGAACCTCTACATTAGAGGGAGCTAATTGGTCAAGCGGAAATAGTCATGATATTAGCTCATTTAGAGTATCTCAGCGTGGTTGGGGTCTAATACCTAATCCTGTATGGTCTGGAACTACGTTGTTAAGAGAGTATCACACTATAACGTCTGGTAATACTGGTTACGATACAACACGCTTAACTAATGTCAACCTACCGCAATACTACGACTACAATGCTCGCGGTGTAGCTGCCGGACAGCAGAATGTTATGTATGTAATTGACCCGTTTACGTTTGTTATAAATAAGGTTGTTCAATTACCATCAATAGACCAGTCGTATGCAATTAACAACTCTCCAACTCATGGTATTTTAGTTACGCCAGTAAGTATTGGTTTTCAGAAAGACCCCCTTGACCACACGCTATCTGGCTATACCGCACAACTAAATAAATATGTGGACCCAACATATACGTATGGTGACTTAAATAACAGTGGTATCGCTTCTGTATACTATGACGCAAATATCAAGAATATTGTTGATACTTTGGATGGATACTGGATAACAGTACAGTCCAAGATAGCGTCATATGATAGCGGCGTTCATGGATATGGATACCCATCGAATATTACGTATTCGTATGTACAGTCTGGTGGCTATATTACTTTTAATAACTATAATCGTGGTTATGATATAGATGCTAGTGGAGCGAATAAAGCGATAGAAGCTGATGTGGATTTCAAGAGAAAAATTGAAGCCATCTCGTCTGTTATTGATGGTATTGCCATAGATAACACTAACATTTTTGTAACTTACACCAATCAGTTCGATGTCGTGTATCGTTCCAATAGGTTCTCATCTGCTATAGTTTTACAATCACCAAATGACGTAGCACTAGCGCAATCAAAAGGAATGTGGCGTGGTGGTAAAGTACCGTTTACGTATGACTACAAGATAGATGAAGAGTATGTAAGAAACCTAGACAACAAGTATATTCAGCAAGCATACAATGCCGCAGGTATACCAAGTGGCAAAATGCCGTTAGTTGCTAGTGGATATGGCGCTGGTATTGTAGGTCCATATGCCACGCCAATTAATGACCTTAGTATGACAGATGTTATTAATTTTCCTTATGCCGTACATAACCCAGTATTTAATCCGGTTGCAGTTGGCGACATTGGACAACTATACTTCTTTAATTATGGAATTACAGTTCCGGGCGCAAGTGTAGATTCAGCTACTGACGTTAATGGTATTACAAAATACAGTAATCTACAGGTTTACTTATGGTCTGCACCACAGGTAATTTCATCTTACAAGATGCGAGTAATTACGCAAAATGACGGTCAGGGAAACCTAACTACTGTAAATGGTTATGCGGACATTACGTGTAAACTTGGTCCACTACAGCCAGACGGTATCTCGTATGCTATTGGTATGGCTGATGCTACATTTCCGGGCTGGTCTGCAACGCAACCTATGTATGTTTATGGATATCCAATATTTCAGCAGCAACCAGATGGTACGTATTTAATGACCAATGGTCCCGCTGGTCGCCTTGACTTAGGTACTGCGTCAGCACCATATTATCAAGCATCACAAAGCACAAATGGTACAGATGCAAGTGGATGGACTATTATTGGTAACACGGTATATCAAGGACCAACATGGAACCCAAGAGTAGGAGACGCTCCTATTACTGTTGGTTGTGACCAGTGGAAAGGTGTTAATCTTGGTGGTATTTGTAATGGTATAGGATATGGCCCAAATGGACATGCTATCCATGTACCATTTATTGCCAATGGGTATTGGGGTGGTAAGCGTACAATGTACGGTAGCCCAGATGAAAACTGTCAAACGAGCTTTTTGGGCCAAGATTTTACTGCTCCAACAACTATCTGGGGAGCTAGTACTACGTTGGCATATGTGGACCCTAACGGTATTGGTACATACTATGGCGGAATCACAAATATTAACACTCATCCAAATGGAGATAGATGGACTGGTGGTCCATATGGTACTTTTGGAAGTGTTGATGCTGGTTCAAATATACAACCATTGCCATTATTTATATACGCAATTAGTGATAAAAATGGAATGCACGTTGGTTATAATATTAGAGCTGGCACACCATCATTATACGCTTGGGGTTGTCCAGTTCCAGAAATAGTTCCTGATACGTCATTTCTGTATACTGACATTGGTAGATATCAGTATTCGTCATTAGATTCAGCTTACGTAACTTACTATGACTGCGAAGTATCTGCTGCTGCGTATGCTCCTATATATCTATCAATGAAAACCATCTTTTATTCGCTTGGAACACATCCTTTTGTTGATGACGTTCCAGAAATGTCTGGTTTTGCAGCTATGTGTCCGTGGTACGACGTTACTAAGAATTACACACGTAATATTACTAATCCTCAAGACCCATTCTCGGATAATATTACAATAGCGAATTACAGTGGTGTTATGACGGCATCTCGCTCGAATCTAACTCAGCCATCTGTTGATACTATTATTTGTATGGTAGAACAGAGAGTGGCTAAGTATGACAAGAATTACAATCTTGTAAGTGACGAGGCTATTTCATCTAAATACAAGGTGCAGTATCCAACATATCAGACACCTACTGTAGCTGGTATATTTTCTAGTGGAAACACAACACAATATCAGGCTGCATCTGGATGGGTATTTAATGGTAATCCAAATTCTTGGTTTGCCACAAGTACAGATATTGTTACTGGTGGTCGCGGGGCATTATTTACGTCACCTCACAACACGCCTCCAACTGATATTCCGGTCGTTTCAGGTTACGGTTACGATTACCAAATTTACAGAAAAGATGGTATTGCGCCACCGTTTTATGGATACTATCCAGACAGTAGCCAGTATACAGCTATTCAGTGGACATACTACGGAGACGGTCAGTACTTTGGACAGGGCTATTCAAGCACATTGGCAGTAAATGATAAGATTTGCTATATTGACCTATCAAACATTATTAATCCGCAGCCACTTATGCCAACCAACGGCTCTCAATCAATCTACGCACCACTTAAGGTTAATAATCAGTACGACTTCAATTCGTTTCTAGTTACGGATACATATGATTACAACTATCCAACCGACCATTTACTATCGGTTGATAGCGGAACCGTGTATTTAATAACGAAAGACCTAAGTAAATGGATTCCACAAACTTACGGAACTGAATGCTACTCTGTGTCTGGTCAAAATCAACTTGTGTATAATACTTATACAAAGGGAGCTTTACTTCTACCAGAAGAGACGTATTCCGGTGTTAAAAAACTCGACTTGTTGATGAATATTCAGTCGTATACATTTACATCACAGATGGTGTCTGGATTCTTAGGTGTTGGTAACAGTTTTGGAAGTACGGACGCTGCGTATCAAGTAGTTTCGCTTGATGGCGGTAACACACTAATGTGCTACTCAGGGGTGATACAGTACTATCCTAGTACATTTTCTGGAGTACTATTTAGTTACCCTAGTGGTAAGCTTGATACAACATCTGTAGCTTACATCAACATGAGTGGATACTACTCGCCATCTGGAACACAGGTTCTCGTTAGACAGTACCAGCCACAAATTCAGAATTACTTTATTAGACAGGATTTCAATAAAGTTACATCTGGAACAATTGAGAGCGGAATTACAGATTTCCTAATGAGTAAGAACTTTGTTACGCGGGACGTTATAGCTAGACTTAACAAGGAATTTTTTGGAAGTGTGTACGTTGGTATTGAAACTGACGGCGCGGACTTTTTAACAGTAGCGGGCAGTAGAAAAATTATGTATTCTACAACTGCTCCGACGGGTTATATGTATCCTAATTCGGTAATTTTGTCGGTTGAACACTTTCCAACTGTTGGCGACAGTATGTTTAAGAAAATACCTACGGTCCTACAGGTAAACAACACAATTATTAGCGGTAGAATGGATTTCGGGCCAGTCCACTACTCAGACCTTAATAGTGACGGTATATATAATTTGGACTATAATAATGGTATACAGGAAATGACTTACTCAGAACCGCTTAGTATCGCTAATGTTCACGGTAAGACAGTTGTAACAGGAAAACTAATGGTTGATAGAACTATTTCGCACGACTCACTTGCAGCACAAGATTTCGCACTACACCATCCGTTTTATGAAGCGTTCGCACCTCAGAAAAATAATAAGGCTACGTAATAAAGCTGAGGTGTATAATAGTATGAGAGAACTCTTTTTACAAAGGTAACTACACAATGGCAGCTATCAATTTCTTCGCCGCTGGCTATAACCTAAACGGTTCAGGTCTTGGTTTCTATGGAAACGGATTTGGACAATCGGTTAACGTCGGTGCATATCAGCAAACAACGTTCATTACGAACGCTAACGGTACGGCTCAGGGCCAGCAGGTTAATAATATTCAGTATTACAACTCTGGTTCTGGACTTGTTAACTCCGCATCATCTGGTGTTTGGCTTACACAGATTCCAAACTACCTAGCAACACTACAGATTCAGTTCACCAACGCATCGCCAGTTAAGGCAATTCAGGTTCAAGCGTACATCTACGATAGAACCAACATTAACAACGGTGCATCGGGCGTTCTAACAGCTACCGCTCAGCTTATTCATCCAGATACAATTCAGAACAATAATGGTTCGGGTGATACATCTTGGAACTTCCCTAATGGTTCCGCTGTTATTCAGAACCTTGCTAACAGTCCCGGTATCAGTGGACTATATGCAGGTAATGGTTCCAACTCAACACGTAACGACACGGAACACGATTGGTATTTGGCTATCTCCGCATCGCCAAACAGCATAGGTTCTAAGACCCTATACGGTTTGTACGTTTCGCTAGAATACCTATAATGGAGATATGATATGCTTCATACGTTGTATAAAGCTTTAGTGTTTGTATACAACTATAAGGATATCTTTAATCTGTTTGTACCTAAAAGCAAAAAGCCCGTCTCACAGGAACTAACGTTCAATGAGCGGGCTGTTGCTATTTATAACGGTATCGTCGCAGAATATAACGCTCCAGAGGTAGAACTAAGTTTCATTCTTACGGAGATAGCTAAATCTCATGCGGAATGGATGGAGCAAAACAAAAAGATATCTCATGTAGGTGCCAATGGACTAACATGTAAGAACCGCGCAGTTAATGCTGGTTACGACGGTTCTCACATATCAGAACATCTATTTATATGCACTAACTGTAATGAAGTCGGCTCAATAAACTGCCTGATGACCACTATCGCCGCTCGCGGAGACATTAGTGAGAACTTCAGGCACATTGGTATTGGTAACAGCGGGAAGTATTGGTGCATTGTCCTCGGTCGATGATAGTGGCTTATGGATTGATGCTGCAACCTCTGCTTTAGTCATTTTTGGACAGTGGTCCCTGTTACAACACTTACGTAAGTTATTCATGCCAGCAAGCAGAGCCTTATTATCACTATCTCTTTCGTTTGCCAACTCGCCGTAGAACTTCTTGGTTTTAACGCTATTCTTATGAACTTGATATAGCTTCCATCCACCAACAATACCGCGACCAGTAAGTATATATGGTGTAAATAGAATGCAGTCTGCGAGAAATGCTAGTATATACATAATATCTCCAATTAAAATAAAAAGCCGGAGTATTAGTCCGGCTTTAGTTAAAAAACTAATTGTCAGAACGGAGCCTTTTTACTCTTATCTGTTGGTGCAGGAGTGGATTGTGTATCCTGCTGCGGCTGAGATTCTGATGGGCCTTCCCACTTATGCCAACCACCATTCTTGTAGTAGTTGTTATCCTTGTCCTTACGCTTAGGGAATAGACTTCCCTTGTCTTCCTTACTGTTTCCGTACTCCATTTTGTATCCAAACAACTTAGGATTGCTACCAGAATATACTTTTTCGTAGAATACATCTCCATCCTTGTTCTTACGAGTACGGAACTTGATATCACTAATAGGAACCGCAGTTCCTTCTATAACTACACTCACATCATCCTCGAAGATTTCCTGAAACTTCGCGATTTGAGCAAACAGAGAGTCCTGAGACTTCTCATCGAACATAACTTCATAACGACCACATGCTGAACGATACTTCATTTCCATAGTTCAATCTCCAATTGCAAAAATACCAACTTCTTTTGAATAGAAACCATTTTCAGATTTCTCACTTACCACAACGACCATCACAGGAATAGCACCATTAGGTTGAGTGCGAGCCATTTGCACCGCATTAACATCTTCTGCTATTTTAGCTTCTACTTCTTGCATAGAAACATCACTACATATAGTGTAGACTGGTATAGCTATATAGTCACCAGCGCCATATATTGCTGGAACAGATATCTTTAGACAGGACATTAATCCTTTATCTGTAGGAATCGTAATCATAACGCACTCTTAATGAAATCAGGAATAGCCATACTACCTTCAGTATCAGTTTGATACTTATTTAGTATTACAATAAATGCTGCTGCTTCTGTACGTGAGAGCAAATTCACGTTACTCTTTAGAGAGTGGAACTGTAGAGCCTTCTCTACGTCGATACCTAGACGAGACGCTAGATTATTAATCGTAATTTTCTGAACTGTTACTGCTGGCTCATTATCACTATTTGCCACGCTCATTTCTGTTACCTTTACCTCTTCCTCAACAGCAAGACTCATTTCTTCTGCCGTATGACATGTAAGCTGAAGAATGTTCTTAAATACCCTACCAGCAGCTTTTGTTGATGCTGTAGCTGGAGCGTGTAGGTTATATGGATGTGGTGTATTATCACGAGAACAGTCAGCAACATCACTGAACTTACGCACTGGAATATTAAGTTTTTCAATCTCGTCTTCACCTAGCCACTGTGGAACATTAAGACCACGAGTCCACATAATATTTACATTGTAAACAACAGCGCATGTAGTTGGTGATGGATAGATAATCTGTGATGGTCCACACTCAACTATTGGGCCACATAGTAATTGTACGACCCTTCTTAGTCCATTAGCTCTAGGGAACTTCTTATCTCCCTTAGTTGAGAATTCATCATTAGTTAGATGTGACAACACAAAATCTTGCCACTCTGGAGAACCCATAGCCGGTTCTTTCACTGGCTGTTCATCAGACTGTTCTTCGTCAGTATCTACTTTACGAGAACGTGATGGTACAAGCATACTCTTTCGTTCTACTTCAGCTTCGCCAAATCTAGCTACTGGCTCATCTCTATCTAGACCTAGCTGTTGACGCGCTTCTATGATTCTTTCAGCTAAAATAGACTTACCTTTAATTGCCTCTACAGCAGCGATATCATCGCCGGTTAGCCTTACAAGCTCCTCTCGCATTTCTGCGACCGACCACTTTGTAAAATCAATACTCATTTAACCTCCAAGATAATTACTTCTGGTGTTGCGCTAGACTCAACTTGCTTAATTGAGTTAACAATTGCTTTCAGTATATCGCGTTGTGTCTTAGCTGATATGCTCTTTTTTACTATCTGAACTCTCACTATCGAAAAACCTCTTGATAGGAGCAGACCGTTCTTTTGCTTATCAGCTTTGATATGGTGAGCCAAGTTTTCATCACCCCATATAGGTAGGAAGTGTGCTGGCCCGTCGATTTCTATTACTAATTTTGAAGCTGGTATAGACAAGTCAACTTCAAGTTTTGAATTTTCTAGTATTTTCTGGTGATGGTAACAGTCATATCCAGCCTTGATTAGTTCGAGGTGTAGATAATTTTCTAGACTAGAACCGTTCTTGCAGGTTAGTCTAATAGCATCGTTAGAAAGCTTACGAATCTCAGCTTTCTTTTCGTCTGGA